TTACCATTGGCCCGAGAAGATGCAGGTCAGTGCTTCGATGCCGCTGAACTTCCACAGCGAGTCGTTACAGTCTCTGGCGAATGCGTGAGCGTTCGAGGCGGTGAGGGCCAGGACCACTGCGGAGGCGTAGACGATTTTCTTGAATGACATGGTGAATCTCCTTTTTCGTATCGGCACTTTCTTGTGAGAGCCACCCCGACGAGGATGGTCGTCCGCACTATATGTCCGGCCTCGGTAGCAGACGATTAGGGCTGGTGTGCTAATGGCGAATACGCATCACCCAAGAGCATCGGCAAATCGCGCAGGGCTGCCGCTTTACAGACGAAAGCCCAAAACAGATTAGTCATTGCAGCTGTACTGATACTCGAATGGAAAAAACACCGTATCGACCACCAAGGAAAACGGTGCATCGATCAGTAAAAAGGGAATCAGCTTTCCATGGGAGGTGCCCACCAACCACCAGTCCAGGCGCACGCCCTTGTAGGGGCAAGGGTGGTCGTAGTCCATGCGCATCGCCACCGCGGCGCAGCCGCTCAGGCAATTGACCAACACCAACAGAATCACTTTCCGAAACACCTAATGTCCTTATTACATCCATCTGCAGAGCTGTGTAGACGTCTCTGCAATACGCCAGTGACTTTTGCCCAATGGCAATGACAGAGAAATACATCCGCCAGCAGAAAGGCAAGAAAGCCTCTCCAACCGCGTAAATCGCAGACCGGATTTGAATTTGCGGACCGGAAACGAACAAGGGTTTGCATCAGCTTTCGCCAGCAAACCCTTGAAATAGATGGTGCCCGAAGCCGGAATCGAACCGGCACGCCCTTACGAGCGGGGGATTTTAAGTCCCCGTTCGATTCCATACAAATCAATCACTTAGCTTATTTTTATTGCCGCAATCATGCAAGAATCAATGCCCTGAAGCCCAATAAAATCAATGGGGCAGTATTTTTTGCGGCAAGAAAATCACCCTCCTCCGGCGTCCTGCCGACCGCCCCCCCTAGTCTGGCCTGCAGTACCACGACTGCGCATAAAGGCGCCCGTCGACCTCTTCGAGGCCGCTCAACGTGAAAGCGTTGGTCGCCATCCCGGACAAAAACGCATCAATCAACGGCGGAAGCAACTCAGGATCGAGCGGCATGGCCGGCCTGATCCTCGCTATGTTGCTGTGTCGATTCATGATTTGCACATCTCATACCGGATATTTACGTCGCCGCGGATCGATCGCTCCCTACCTATCACCTCCCAGGATCTCGCTATCCCTCGATCTCTCATCGGGACAATCTTGAAGTACATCGCAAGCCTCAACACTGTATAAAAACACAGCATATTACCCACAGCCTTCAGACCATCAATCGGGCGCTGACGAGCGGCGGGGCTCGCGGGGCTCCATGAACCAGGCCTGCCGGGCAGATGATGCGATAAGCTGAGGATCAACAATGCCCCGAAAGATGCACTAGACTTCAGGAACCGCATCGCGCGCCATTAAATACACAACCTTTGTTTTTCTAAGCAAGTGGGTAGGCGGCGATGAAACTATCTTCATCAGCTTTTTTGTTGGTTGTGACATTTTCTTTCTCGCTTTTCGCGCATTCTGCTTGCCAAGACGACTGTATTGAAATGTCAAGTGAGTGCAATTCCGCATGCCCAATGGAAGCAGATGCAGCCCCTGCGTGCCACGCCTCCTGCCACGTGCTCTACAACAACTGTGTTTCGAAATGCTCTGCAAGTAACTCGGCCCCTTCGGAAGGCGTTGGTTTAGCAAAGGCGGTACCTTTGGATGATCGCTCAGGCATCACAAAGCCTTTGATCGACCACCCTTAACACGAAGACTGTCATAGGCAGCTTCGCATGCTAATCCCGCTACTCTGGCTTGGTCATAAGCTGCTGCCAACTCTCCCGCTCTTTTGTCAGCCCGCTGGAGCAAGTCGGATAGCACCATGGCGGCACGGACAGCTGACGCGCCTCGCTGGGCAGCACTGGGATCGCAGGTGCTGCCACTGAATCGGCTGGCGAACTCATCCGCTGTGACGTGCAGCCGGTCGCCAGCAACGTCAGCAGCACCGGCATCAGCGGTTGCAGCCTTGTTCTGTTCTTGTGCATCACTTCTCACCTTCTCCACGGCCGACTGCCGTCGTTGTTCTTCTACCCGGGCCTGCTGCTCAGCCTTAGCAATTTCCTGCTCCTTGGTCTTGGCCAACTCAGCCAGCTGCAAGCCATAGCTGTTCGCCTGCCAGCGCCAAGCCACCGCCGCGCTACCAGCCATGAGCAGTAGTATTAGCACCAGCATGCCGATCAGCTTCTGTATCGGCGTCATCACGGCACGTCCCTGAAGAAAACGTGCAGCCCGATGCGCACCGTCTGCTTGGCCTTCGCCGCCCAGCCCGGGGCCTTTGGCATGGTGGTCGCATAGTAGTGCGTGGCACCGCCGGTAGGGTCAGCCACTGCGCCGGCGATCACTTGGTCAGCTGCGCGCTGGGCCTGGGCGAACTGGCCGGCCGGAATCGGCTTGGCGCCGCTCAGGAACGGATAGTTCGGGTCGTTCTTGTTCCAGCAGCTGAACTGGTACGGCGCCTGGCACACGCCGGCATAGCCCTCCCCCCACCAGGACTTGGTCTTCCCGTCGTTCACGCGGTTGCGGATCGTCCAGGCCACGGCGATCTGGCCAGCCAGGCCTTCGCCGCGGGCCTCTCCGTACAACGTCCGCGCCAAAATATCGCGGTCTTTCTCTGTTGCAGTCATGACTTTTCTCCAGGCAAGAAAAAGCCCGCGCTTGGCGGGCTGTTATTCGGTTTCGGCGAACTGTTGCGGGGGCGGCTCTACCGCGGGCATTTCCAGCCGCACGTCGATCCAGCTATTGAGCGGCACGTCCAGCGGAGCCCCGCGGCCGGGGATCATTTCGCCATCGGCCGACAGGGTCCAGCGCTGCTTGAACAGCCGGACGACCACCGTGCCGTCGGGTTCCTGCTCGGTCTCGGTGATACCCAGCGTCCCGCCCCCATCGGGGGAGCACGGGTCCTGCGTTCGCCAGCCTTCCAGTGCCAGGCCAAGACTGCCAGTCACGCGGTACTCACCAACGCCCAGGCGCTCGACACTCACGCCGCGGGCCTCGCTGTTCGCCATGCCCCACTCGCCGGCCGGCTCGAAGGTCTGCTCGTCGAGGTCCCGGCGCTGGCTGTCGGCGACATTGGCGATGCGCAGGATCGGCGATGCAGCAGACAGCACACCGCCCGAGCCCCGGGTGGTGTTTCCGGTGTGGTAGAACTCGATCCAGGGTGTCGGACTGCCGTCATAGATCGACTGGAATTTAACCGTGCCCGAGCTGCCGGACAGCCCGTAGGGCCAAGCGATTGTCAGGCGATTGGATGTATCCGTATGCCTGAAAACCTGCTTGTACCAGTACCCGGTGCCGCCAGTGGGTAGGCCGGATGAGCCTGGTGGATAGAGATTCGGGTCAACGCCATGCGCGACGTTCGTGTACCAGCTCTGAACCAGGCTTGTGCTCGTCCGTCCAGTTGAATATGCACCAGCAACGTTACCGGCTTCATAACCGATGTTCGCAACAGCTGAATTGCCCAGGCCGAGACCGGATCGTGCCGCGGCCTGAGTCCAGCCGCCTGTACCGCCGTTAGCAACAGGGAGCGCGGCCGGCAAGGTCGATGGCGACCCGGCAGCACCGAGAGCGTTATACAGCTCGGTGAAGTTATCGTTGGCCTTGGTATTGGCGCTGCGCGGTGTATCACCGCCGACGCCGGTGGGGATGACACCGAGATTGATGACCTGCTTGGACATTTATTTTCTCCACAAAAAAGCCCTCGCATGGAGGGCTTAGGAAAGTAGTGCGCTTACTGATACGGGAACGGTAGCCCTGCCGTCCTGATAACCAGGGCAGTCGGATATCTGTCCGTTGGAATGTTGCGAAAGTTATTGCCGGCCGGTGTTCCAGTCCCGGATGGGGTGTTTCCTATCGTTGTGGCCCCAGCAGCACCGAACATGAAGCTGATGCCGCCAACCCTGCCGTATGCGCCTTCCGAAACAGTGACAGTTAACCCCGTTTGTGCATCGCCGTTCAGGCAGATGGCCGAGCGTGACCAAGGCAGGTATGCCGCGTACTCCTCACCTGCCAGGCCGATGTCTACCCTACTGTCCAGCGCCGGCGAATAGTTCGGAGACACCATTCCGCGGCGCTGAACGTTGTAGCCCCCGACATAGGTTGTCCCGTACCAGTCAGGCCACGCCGGCGGGTGCGCTGGGGGAGCCGGGGCTTGTATTGCCGCAAGAACGTTTAAAGGTGGCTGAAGCGAGTTGAACGAGATCCTGCCGTCCTCCAGCCGCGTTTTCAGGTAGGGGCTGCCGGGGATGTTGTCGGCCATAAGGTCGAAGCAATAGAACTTGGTGTTGGCATCGGCGTTGATGTAGATGAACGTCATGCTGCTGCCGGAACGAGACACACCATTCAGGCAACCCGGCCCGGTGATGAACACGATCGGCGAAAGCGCGTTCGTCACCGTGAAGCCATAAGCAGGATCGCCCCGGGCAGGATCTGACTCAGGCGCCCAGTTTGCCCCGTCGCTCGGGTCGAGCTGGGCGGACTTCAAGTAGTACCTGGCCCAGTTCTCGAGGTACGCCAGATTTCCACTTTTCACCAGGCCGTAGCAGATCTTGCTGGTGTCGAACAGCAACTCGCCGGTGTCCTTCGTCACAACCAATCTCGCAACCATCAGTAGTACCCGTAATAGATCTGGCAGTTGGCCGAGAAGTACCCCCAGCCATTTGTGTTGTAGGAGTAGGACCAGGAGAGCGTCGTGCCAGACAGAACAACGCCCGGCCGCTTGCCCTTTTCGCGCTGCAGGTCCACCAGCGGGACCACGATGAAGAACATGGTCTTGCCGGCCGGCGGCAGCGGGATCGTAGCGGAACCATTGGCCCCGCCAGTCACCACGCTGCCGACCATCTGACTGATCTTCATCGTCATATCCACCAGCACAACGTCGCCCGCGGTTTTCAGTGTCAGGCCGGTCATGTCAGAGACTCATGTCGATGCCTACCACACCATTGGGGTGGTAGAACTTGATGGAGGTGTTGTTGATCTGAAGCCGGCCGGCACCGTTGCTGCCGTTCATTTCCCAGGCGCCAGTCCGTGGCAGCATCCAACCGGTTGTGTTGGGCACGTAGTCGAGGGAGTAAAGCGCCCCGCCGATCTTGCCGTTGGTGATCGAGGCCTCGGCGACGAACAGCGAGTTGATGAACGTCTGTCCGTTCTGGATAACAAACGGAGCGCCCAGCGTGCCCCCCATCCCGCTCACAACCGCAAAGCGATCCGCGCTGACGATGAACTGGCTCTGGAAGACGCCGTTCTGGTTTTCGATGCCGAGCCCGATACCGGCGGCGACATAGCGCCCCGCAGAATCGATCTGCATTTTCACAGACCACATCGTCGAGGCCTTGCCATCGAGGGCGACCTGAGCCTGACTGACCTCCTGGATTACGGCGCTGTTCTGGCCCACCTGAGCCTGGACAGTTTCGACCAGCTTGCCCGTGGCCACGTCGCCCTCGATCACAGCCGACTGCACCGACCAGACGCCAACGAAGCTTTCCGTCGAGCCGGCCAGATCCTCGGTGGAACCGGCCATCGGTGGGTTTACCTGGGCAAACACACCGTCAACCTTTTCCGAGATCGCCGATACCTCACCCGATACCACCTGGATGCGGTTGTTGACCGACCCGGGCAGGTCAGCAGGGCCGTCGATCAGGTTGATTCGATCGCCCAGGTGTTGGCCGAGGGCGGACTCGCCGATATGGCCGGAGAAATACTCCTCGTATTCGGTTTGGTCAGAACTGGCCTGGCCGTTGATCCCAATGCCCGTCGGGTACCACGGGCCGACGTTGCCGGTGCGGTCGACCAGGCGCGCCCAGAAGAAAAACGAGGCCCCCGCCAGGATGCCCTGCATTTCGTGCCGAGCTTGCGGATAGGCGAAGTCGCCCAGCTTGATCGCGTCAGCCAGCGACGTGGTTTTGCTGTACCAGATCTCGGTGCGCTGGGTGTCCTCTGCGCCCGCAGGGAAGCCCCAGTCCAGGCGGATGCCATAGACAAGACTCGTCGGGGTCAGGAACGACACCGACGGCGGATTGCCGGTCTTCCCATAGAGTTCAGTTACTTCGGAGTATGCCCACAACGAACTATTGTCGTTCGGCCCTATGGCAGCTACGCGCGCTGTATAAGTGCCCGTATATACTCCTGGCACCTCAATTGACGCCGTATATACGCGCCCACCAAAAACCCAATCGCTCGAGCCCCTTCGCCACCATACATTGTAGCTGGCAGAACCTTTGGGAGCGGTCCAGGTAATACGCATGGTTGCAACGTTGACCCCTTGTCGAACTGTGTCGAAAGTGGACAGAGCAACGTTGGTCGGCATTGCCTGGACGGCAGAGGGCAAAACAGTCGTAGGAAGGGTGACAATCTGAGCGCCGGTATCAATTGCCGCAAATTTGCTTGCGTTGTGTTGCACAGCAACGATGTCGTACTGAAGCTTGTCATCGCCGAAATTCTCAGTAACAGACAAAATTCTGAACACCTCAGCTTTCAGCTCCGCCGACTCAATCGTATAGACAGACTGGGTCGTCGGTGCCGACGAGAAAGGCTCAGTCACAGTCAGGGCGCGACCTGCCACACTTTGAATGACCCGGGCCTCAGCAGTGCCAGTTGGACGAATGACAACGAGTGTATCCCCTGCTTCTGCCTCAATATCAGCATCCAGCGTCACGCCGCCAACGGTGGCGGCTTTGATTCGACCGGACATTGGTTTGCCACTGTAGTTTTCGTCGGCAACCCGAATCAGTTGGCCAGGACGGGCAATAGTGCCATCCATGCCGACGGAGAAACTCACGGTGTCAGTTTCGTAGTGATTGGTCAGCAGGATGTACTGGCCTAGCCGCTGAGCCTGCCCCTGCGATATGCAGCCGAAGGCAGTGGTTTCGGTTTCACGGATCTGATACCTAGCAATTGCCTTTTGGCTCTGGACGAACTCGACCTTGGTGGCCCCGAAGTTGGTTCGATCAGACCAAGAGACCTTGCAAACGCTGTAGCGGGTTGAGCCACTCGAAGCTGCACGGCTGAATTTGCCATTGATCACGTTGGCATTTGTGTAGGTATAGACCGGGTCACTCGGCATATCCGCCGACACCATTACCTCGCTGCCGGCGTAATAGCTCATACCGCGGAAAACGCTAGCCATGTCCTGCAGCACGGTCAGCGCATTGGCGCGGCTTTGTAGATAGAGATTGCAGGTGAAGCGCGGCTCCTTCCCGCCCTTCCCGTCATCCACCAGCTCGTCGCAATAGCCGGCAATTTGATAGAGAGACCATTTATCAACCTGACTGTCACTGATCACGGCCCCAAGACCGTAACGATCATTGAGGATCAAGTCGCGATAAATCCAAGCCGGATTGTCGGTCCAGGCCAGCTTGAACGTGCCATCCCACGACCCGGTATAGGTGCGGGTGGATGGATCGTAGTTGCTTGGGACCTGGATGATGCGCCCCTTGATATGGAAGGCGCGCTCAGGGATTGCGTTGAATTGCGAAGCATCAATCTTCGTACCGACCAGTGCGGTGTACGGATACTGAAGCTTTGCATCGATCACTTCGGTGTAGCTGATGATCGAGGTGTTGGCCTGAATACTGGAGTTCGGCGCGTCAGGGGTCAGGCGGCGAATACGGATTTGCCAGCCTCCATCAGATGGAGGCAAATCAATACGATGGCTACGCTGATAGCCTCCAGTTGTTTTGCCATCGAACGCTTGGGTCAGGACGGTAACGTAATCGCCGTTGTTCGAGGAGAGGTCTATCGCGTATTTCACCAAGTACCCAACGGTGTCTCCGTCTGACTCAGTCATATACAGCGTCGACACGCCAAGGCGAACACGGATGGCCGATAACTCTCTATTGCTGATCGCCTGCGTCCAAGGCTGAGAGAACTTCAGCTCAACTCCTACGGTGGTCTCAGACTCAACCGCCGGAAAGCCGCGGATGTATTCCTGCTCGGCTTCGCCCGTGCGCTGCTCCCAGGTCACCCCCGTAAAGTTCAAGCTACCGTCGGTGTTGGCCAGGGGAGTCTGGTTGTAGAAAATCGACTGGGCTCCATTCACCAAGCCAACAATCGGCCCCTCGCTAATGGCATCGAGGATATTGGCGTAGCTGGTGTTGATCAGACTGTCCGGGCTTTCAACAGGCGAATGTGGTTTCTCGCTACCGCCCTTCGAGCCGCCGACGCCGAATGTGTGTATTACGCCCATGCTTTTCTCCAGGCGAAAAAAACCGCCGAAGCGGTCTTGGGATTTCTGAGTCGTTGTTGTGCTGTGGCAGCCGGTCGCCTACTGCTGATCTTCTGCGACAACCCCCAAGGACACACAGGCCGAGCCAACCACCATCTCGCCGTAGCAGAGAGGAACCGGGTTGCCTTGAGTAACCGTGTTTTTGATGCCGCTAAAGTTATAGCTGGGCTGATTGTCGGCCGCTTCTGAGCTCTCGATACCAGGCGCGGTGCCGGCGACCATTTGAGCTACGCCACCGAGGGCGAGCGAGATGCCGACAGAGCCGACCATTCCCCAGGCGGCCGAACCGCCAAAAAGCCCGGCAGATCCAGCAGCAGAACCGCCGGAGAAATACACTGCCGCTACAAACAGCGCAGCACCAAGTACTGTTTGTAGACCTCCGCTGTTCTTACTGCCCTGCACAATTGGCGCAATTCGAATGTCATTGTTGCTCGGTGGATCGCCGAGCTCACACTCTCCGATGTTTCGCTTGCCATAGAACACCGCAAAGACAATCCCGGTATCTTTTGATTTGGCTAGATATTCATTGAACCCTTTGTGTAATACCCCTAGTGCCCTAACTGCTTCGCGAGCAGAGTTAACCGCCAAAAGATGAACTCGACCGAAGCGCGCCCCAAGCTTCCCGTAGAGACGAATGGTGCGCAGTCGTTGATCAGAGCTGTACTCGATAGCAGTGGACATGTCTTTCTCCAAGCAATAAAAAACCCGCCGAAGCGGGTCTGTTCTAGTAGGCGGTAGGCGTGAGGTAAAACCCACCTCCGTCGAGTGATATGCGGCGGCGCACAAGCTCGCCAGCCTTAACGTCTATTTCTGCTTCATGCATCGTACCGCCAAACATGGTGCTTGGACGAATGCCAAGGATGTGCTTACCAGAGCTGATACCAAACGTCGCAACTTCACCAGATGCGAACTCAGCTGCCAGCGTGCCATCGATGTATATGCTGTAGTTGACTCCAGATCCAAATAAACCTGAATCACGCGTAACGACCAGCCTCGCATCACTTTTCCCAGAAAATGCATGAAGTCTCGAGACAGGAACCGGATCGGCTTTGTCTACGGAAACTGGCGATGTCGAGCACCCCACTAACCCCGCCAAAACCAGCGCCCCAATCAATATTCGCATGCTGATCCCTCATCGTGATTTGGCGAGACTTTATCACCAACAAGGGATCAACACGAAAACCCTGCGCATGCTGGATGGCGTCCTTACAGCGACGCATCTACACTGCAATATCCCCTCTCGCGAAGGAACATTACGCTGTTGTCAGCCCGCACCTAAACATGCCCGACCTAGCCAAGCCTCACCCAACCTTGTCTCGCCACGCCTGATGATGCTTTCGCACCGCAATACTCCCTCGCTGAAGGAGCATTACGCTGTTGTCAGCCCATGCAAAACCAAAGCTAAGCACAACTTGGCAAACCTTACCCCGACGCACCGTGACTCGATGGCTGATGCTTTCGCACCGCGATGCCCTCTCGCAGGAAAGGGCATGACGCTGCATTAACTGAGCTCCTTCCTTGCCATTCCCTGCAGAGCGGAAAGCTTGGCAACTGCATCCAGACTGGTTTTCCGCTGCTCGTCCGTCAGCTCAGTGATCCGCAGATGGCGTAGCTTCTGGCCGGCTCCGCGAAAAACCTTGCGCACATTTCGGCCAAGCTCTTCCATCGCGACACCGGTTTGTTCGTGGGGTGGCACCCAGCGATATCCGCGCCCGCGTACCGATTGAAGACAGACCTGATGCTCTTTGAGCAGCTCTTCCTTGAATGCCTCAACACTGGCGAGCCACTCGAATTGGCGCGCCTTGAACTGCTCCTGGGTGAGCAGCTTGGATTCGCCCACGGACAGCATGCCGAATCGCGCCTCAAGCCAGTCATGGCCGACCAGGCCGCCATACGCGAATTCCTTGAGGAAGTCTTCGACCGCCTGCTTGTGTGCCGGATACTTCGTCACCTCAGACATAACTCACCTCAAATCGCCCGAAGCGAGGGCGATACTCGCAGACACCGATCAGCTTGCCGGAATCCTCAATGGCCTTCCGCACCTCCTGCATGTCCAGAACATCGGTGTTGATCGCCACTTCAAGCTGGCACGCCCAGTCGAGGAAGATCGGGCGGTAGCGCATGATTTTTGCCTGGCCGACTTTGACGCCGCGGCAGTCAACGAAGCGCTGATCGTCCCACAGCGCCTCAGGGGTGACAGGGCCGTCAAACTCCAGCGCCGCCTTGTCGGTCATCACCAGCGCACCCCGCTTCCAATGCGTGCCCAGCTTTTGCAGCTTCGCGCCGGCCAGAAATGTCGCGTCGAAGTTGGCGCCCGGAACGTGGATCCCTGAGCGCTCATCGAAGTACACGCCGGCGATGAATTCAGACTTGGCGATAGCTAGGTGATCGTCGTCGGTCTTTTTACGCTTGCCGGTCAACTCCTTGTGAGCCTTGGTCGCTGGGTGCAAAGGATTGGCCAGCTTGTCGCTGTGCATCATCAATGGCGAAGTACCGCGCACTTTCAGGGTAAGCAATTCCATACTCATGCTGCCGCCCTCCGCGCCTGGTTCAGCGAGCGAAGCCGAAGGTTCTCGGTGACAGCTGCGAGAAACTCGAACATCTCTGGCGTCGACACCATGATGTCGCCGGCGATCATTCCGCTGATCATTTCGCGATGGGTCATTACGCAGGCTTCCCGGGAGATGGGCTGCACTTGCTGATGGCCTGCGTGATCCGTGAAAACAAGGAAGCGCTGAGTCGGAGAAAGCTGACTAGGCAAGCCGTTGCCCTGGCTGCTGTCTTTTGGGAGAAACTCGCCCTCAAGCGCGTAGGCCGCCAGATACTCGCAAGCTACATCTAGCTTGTCTGCTGGGATTAGCTCAGTACGCGGAACGTTGAACCGTGTATGCAGGACCGCGTGAAGCTTGTGTTTCGCCTGCCGCCGAATCCCGGCAGGAAGCTTTGCAACCTTTTGACCGATGACCCCGTTAATCAGGTTGGTGCCGCTGACGCCGATCACATCATCAATCAAGGTGGCCATTTTGTTACGGCTGTCGGTGTAGGAACTGGTTTTTCGAATAGCAGGAAGAACCTCAGCAGTAACCCACTTCTTGAACCGTTTGGCCTCGGCTTTTCGGCTCTTGAAGATCAGGGCATACAGTCCTGACTCGTTAACGACCAGCATTTCTTGGGCGCCAGAGGGGGTATTGACAGTGGCAATACCCTTCTCGTCTTCGTCCAGGCCGTCAGAATCTCGGTCAGCACGACCGTTTACCGCGAGCGACACGTTGGCAATCGCCAGTGACGCACATACATCTGCCGCGACAAACCATGGCAAACCATCAATCAGAAGCGTACGAACCTGCTGCTTATCGAAGCTAAACGGGATAATTGCAGCCGTCTGACGCTGGACATTGTTTTCTTTTGGAATTGCGGTAGCATCACTCATGACGATTTCTTCCTCGAAGCTGATCTCGTTTCCCGAAGCCCTGGTGTCCCCACACCGGGGTTTCTTCGTTTTAGGCTGCTGCTTGCTCTCGTCGCTTCTTCTCTTCCAGCAGAGCAAAAACGACTTCTGCCGTTTGTGAGCGGCAGTTCTTCTGGGCCTCGTTTTCCACCCATTGCTTCAACTCCTCTGGCAGTCTCACTTTCATCTGTGGGTCTGTACGCATACCTGCATCCTCTTAGGACCACCGTGATCCCGAACAAATAGAACCACGGTGGTCCCATTGATGTCAACACCACCGTGGTCCATTATTCGACACATGAGTAGAGAAGATTCCCAATTCAAATTGCGCATGCCTGCCGAGCTTCGAGAAAAAGTCGAGGAATCGGCCAAAGAGGCTAAGCGCTCACTAAATGCCGAGATCGTTGCTCGGCTTGAAGATGGTCTGGCTGAGACATTACCGGCGCAGACACTTCTCCCTGCCGCAAAGGCTAAAGAACTTGCCGCCGCCTCCAGGCAAAAAATCTCATCGGTTATCAAAAACCGTGTAGCCGAAAGCGTTAGCCGCGCAATTAAGTTTGGTCATGCCAGCACTGAGATTGAAGTACGCGACCTGGAGCTAGAGTTTCTTTCTGACAAAGCTTTTGAGGATCTTTCAGCCTCCATCAGTAGTTACCTCGAGGATGCTGGATATATTGCAGAGTGGGACGGCCCGCTGTACCTATCGGTATCGTTTGAAGACTCATAGGTCAGTCCTGAATAAAACTTAAAGCCCGGTCCAGCCCGGGCTTTTTTCGCTCGTACAAATCCCGGAACAACAGTTCTCACCTTCTCTTCTATAGATGGATCGCTTCATGGATGAATGGCTTACAAATCCACAGTTTTGGATCGGCGCTGCCGTTTCTGGAATGGTTGGCTGGATGCCTAATATTTACCGATGGGTGCGTGGACACGCCCCATTATGGTTTGCAAGTGCCAAAGGCAGCGTTAGAAGAATCTATCGAGCGAAACGTTGTAAAAGGCTTAAACGAATAAAGTCCGCCAGATTTGATAGCGCCAGAATCAACCGAGAAATCGCATCGAGCTATCTGTTATTGGGGGCATTCATTGCAAGCACTGCGGCATGTATCGCCAGCTTTGGGTTTGCTCCGCCTGAAGTACATAAAAGCTATGGTATGGCCATCCTGTACGCCTCGCTCACAGGTGTACCGCTTCTAATCTTTGAGTTTTCCTGGCTATCAGCCTCTACTCGAGTAGACGACATCCTGAAGGCTAGGAGCAGGGTCAAGCGTCGGGGCAGACGTCTCTGCTGACCCCTCGCATGCTGGCCTACCAGCTCCTGCACGAGCCTAATCAACCTGGAGAGCGGAATGACAGAGCCAACCTACAACTTCAAATGTCTTGGCGACATCAAGCGAGACGACGGCACGATAGACCATTACATTATCGAGGTGACCGACACCCGCGACAGCAGAGCGGAAGTGCTCCAAGTCAAAGCCGGGCAACTTCTCTCAGCCCAGAGCATGAAAACGATTCTCTTGAAGCGGCGCATGTTCTACACCGTCAAGCAGAAGAAGCATGAGGAAATGCTCCTCAATATGTTCGATCCCTTGCCTGGTCCAAGATGAATGTCCATTGGCAAGCAAAAATCAGCTCTCAAGCTTATACACCAGCCAAGCAGCATCACCGCCCGAGCTAATGTCGTCATAGAACATCGTGGTATCACAGTAGAACACATTGATTGCATTCATGACTGCAGTAATCGCCTGAAGCATCTCCTTGATCAGCGCCCTGCTTATACCGCCCAACGGATGCGCTTGCCGATCGTAGAGGCGATTCTTGTCTTCGTGAGCAATCCGCTTGTTACGGTGATCCCGAGCGAATTCGGCCTTTGATAGCGCTTCATTGCACAGTTCTTCCGTTTGTTGTCGCAGCCCTTCGTCTGCGATCAAAGGAAGCAGCGTTCGGATTGAGAGGTTTTGCTTCCCGGACATCTGCGCTGGATCAGTTAGTCTGCAAATCCCGAGGAGAACTGAGTCCCAGAGGCTGTCTTGCACAACCATGAAAAAAAGACCGGCCGTCTCATTCAGGAGACGCACAGTCTCCTCACTCCCACCATAAAGCTGCTTGTACTGCTCCCAAACAAGATGCACCTCAAGGACTTTCTGGTTGAGATGCCAGAACGCCTGACCGAGTGGCTCGCCCATAGTTTCGATATAGTGCGCCAGTATTTCTTCACTGCTTCTGGTAGTCACGAGGCCTCCAAGCCCGATGGTGTGACGAACACGATAACCCGAGCTTGTCCACCCATCCAACCTGGAGGGAAAGCCGGTAACGCCCCTCTTCCCAGGCTCCTGCACCTGCCAGCCAAATCATGCTGGTAGTTCTAAGGTGGGGAGAAACGAACAAGCCCAGCGCGGGGCTGGGCTTTTTACTGCCTCAATACTGCACCGGCAAAAATCCCTGAAACTGATCCTGACCAGACATCCAGTGTGGACGAAAGGCCAGTGGCAGTACTGGATCCAGGCGTAGTAGCGTTGCGCCGCCAAACACACACAAGGAGTTGGAAATGGCACTGGTAACACAAGAGACTCGACCATTAGTCCTGAACACAAATCAGCCTGAAAATGCTCACTGGGTGAACACCTATAGCATTGCTTCTGTAGTACCGGTATCGGGTATCTACAAATGCGTGAGTTGCGGCGACGAAATCACCTCCAACAAAGATGACAAGTTCCCACCACAGAACAAGACTCAACATGAGTGCCAGAACAAGCCTGTTCGATGGAAGCTCGTGGTTATGACACAAACCAAAGGCTAATCAGCTCCTCCCCAGCCCTTTGCCTGCAAGCCCAAGGACTGGGGTTGCGCCAATTTCGGCGCGTTTATGACCTAGGAGGTCAAATGAAGACTGTAGACCAACGCCTTCACGAGCTTGAGCAAGCGGTAAACACTATTCCATCCGCAATTCTCAACATGTTGATGGCGGTTGTTTCATCGCTAAATAAACTTGAGCCTTTAGATAAAGAGGCGCTGAGAAATGAACTTGAGGACCTAAAATCCGTACAGATACGCAACGGAAATCAAGTCCAGTACGTGGAATTAATTGACCATGTCTTGGCACGCCTATCCTAAGCGCTATGCCGACAGCGCTTGAGTAGCTGCCAGCCCCATTCCAAATCCAGCAGCATAAAGCAGGCCGCTGCGCTCGCATTTCTTCATGACGACGTGCCAGCGGCCCGCCAAGTTCTGCTTGGAAACATCGGTCCGCCCATTCTCCTGGACGGCATCGCTTGTACTTCCAGCATCTTTAATTTGCTTCATATCCTTCTCCCGCGGCCCTGCCGCATCATGTGGTTGGTTGTGCATCTTTGTGTCTGAGGATCAGGCGCGTTCGATCGAGCCAGGGCCCGCCGAAAACGATGATTTCGCTTGGGCGGCCATACAGGTGGTGCAGTAGGAAAGGCCCTGGGCCGAATACCTCGGCGGCCTCCCCGGGCAATTCAGGCTCGGGGCAGTCTGGAAATCAGCGCGCTGAAACCATTCCCATCAGAACATTCGCCAACAATGAGAAGGTGTTGTACAGCCATCCTGGGAAGGCCAGATAGGCAGACCCTATGATTGTGAGCGCTCCTGCCAGGATGATCGCCCCAGAGCCCTGGCCAAGAATTTTCGGAAGAGTTACTTCCTCGTGATATCTGATCTGCGCCAGACAGCTATCGATGCGCGCCTCATTAAAGCTAAGGCCAGATTTGAAATTTCTCTCATCCTGATCTGTGACCCTTTTGATATCGTCTATTTGGTTCTGGAGATGCTTGATCGGGTTGCTCGTATCCACTCCCATAATGTCGCTTGAATACCTGAAAGAGCTGGACTCGCCCTCATCGACCTCAGGAAGAAACGATTCAAATTCTACTTTTTTGGCCTGAGTTGCCTTGCGTCCACCAAGGAACGCCAAACTCATTGAGGTGGCAGTCGACACCACCACTATGGCTAAGCCAAACTCAAGAAACCAATTGTCCTTGGAGAGGCCAAGTCCAATCGACATTGCAAGGATCAAAGTAGGGGTCAACGCTGTGATGTATGCCAAGTGATTTCTTCCATAAAAATGTGGTTTCAGCATTATGAATCCAGGTGCTGAACAGCTTCATCCTATTAAGTAATTGCACAGACTTGCCCACCTGTTTGTATTCGATCTGACCAGTCATTTGCATTGGATTTGACCAATACGTTTTGGCCCGTAGCGGCCGTTCGCCTGCCCCCCCATGAACATCAGGTATTAAAGGAAGCTTACAGCCGATCCCACAGTGGGCTCGCTTTCGCACCGCCATCGCCTGAACCTCGGCGTCTAGCGCTTTTTCTTGTTCACCTTCTTGGCTTCTTTTCGAGCTTCTTTCGCCATTCTGCGTCGCTCAGCTCGGTTCATTGGGGTGCCAGACTCGTACTCGTAGAACTTGGCACCACTGAAGTTGAACGGCATCGGGAATTCGTGACTTCTTCCGCCGAAGTACTGCACATCCTTGCTCGGTGTCTGTAGTACGTCGAGCTCCTCCATTGCGCCCTTCCAAACGGCGGACTCCTCTGAGCTCATCTCGTGAGTAAGGTCGACGTACAAGAATTCTTGCGAAGCTACTTTCTCGGAGAAGGGCTCGGATGCAATACCAATCGCTTCGGTCACGCGGGGAAAGCGCAGCTTGATGCCGTGGCAGTATGCGAGCAGTGCAGCCGAGCGCATCTCCCGGTAATCCTGGTAGTCAACATTCGGCGGCTTTGGAACAGTCAGGAATACGTACCCGCGGGACATGTTGTCGCCGCTCAGGATCATGCGTGCGAACTTCTTACCGGGCTCGCTCTTCGAGAGCGCGAAGCGGAAATGACAGGCGAGCTCGCGCCTTGCCAGTCGGGGCTCTGCTGCGATGGCGCGCAGGATTCGCTCATGGTCGACGGTCTCCGGCGGTATCTCGGGGAGCCCAACCGCTGTTCCTGCGCGAACGAAGGATGCTTGGTACTCAATGAGTGCATCCCACATGTAGCTGCCCTGATCGGCCTCGCGCTTGGCCGCTCGCTGAGGGCTTGAGCGGTAGAACCGCCAATCTCCCTCCAGGAGGGCGACGGCACCAGTGGCAGGGGGCACCTTGGGCAAGGTGTGCCGACCGTTCTCCATCGTGCACATGTACTGCGCAAGCAATTCCTCTTCACCAGCAACGTGCATGAAGACGCCGTTCGCACCGAAATAGCGCTCCTTGCAGGTTAGGTAGTCGACAAGGTCCGGGACGGTGTCCAGTTCCTCTAAGAGGGCGTCGACTGTCACCTCATCGAGGACGTGGACGAAGCGGCGGCCTTTCAGTGGGAAGCCGACTTCAAAAGGGCGTTCGTGGTGGGCGTTGCCCTCAAGCATGCTGTTGAGCATCAAGCTGCCGCTGCTTCCAGCGCCGAAGTACCGAACTGCTGCCTCATGGCCGCCTCGCGTGACGGCAATCAGGAAGTAGCGGGCTAAGCTTGGGTTCGGGAGTTCCACGGGCAACTTGGTCTGACATGACTTGTCGACGAACACGCGGCCTGGGAAACGACGCAGGAAATTTTCGGCCCCTGCAAGCTGCCTTGCTGACTTCTCGATTGCTCGCTTGTACCAACGCGGCCAGGCAACCTTGATGTCCACGTCCGACTGAAACGCGCAGTGCTTGTCGGAGAACAGCAGCACGTCGTTGCCAAAGACCACCAGCAGGTCTACCAACTCCTTGCCATCCCCCTTACCGCTTGATCTCCCTTCGTCGCTGTGAACGTTCGGGTAGCTCCACAGACTCAGGAACGCCTTGCGGGCGAGCCGCGCAAGGGCACGCTCCGAATCGGTCGTGCCCTGTGCCTCAGCTGCTTTCTCCCAGGCGGTCTTGTTGCTCATCCTGCTATCCCTAGTCTGCGATTCCACAGCATATCTGGGCCGCTCACTACACGTGCATCGAAATCGTGTGAGCGACCAATGACCCCTCTTGATTACATTGCGGTCGCCCGCGCCGCCGAGGCGTGCGGCAGCTCTTGGCCGTTCTCTCCCGATCATGGTTACAGAGCTCGCTGGTCAAATCCTATGCAATCGGTGGTCAGAACGAATGCAAATGACTGGTCAGGTCGAATGCAAACGGGTGGTTAAGTGGAATGCAATTTCGCAATCCTATCGCGCAACCTGTATAAATACCCAGCTACTTAGGACTTGCTGTTACATCTGCATCTTTGTGACGCAGGTACAGGCGCGCTGTATCTCGCCAGTACCCACCGAAGATATCTCGCTTGGAATCTTTGCCGTAAAGATGGTGAAGGATGCACCCAGGCATCGGATGGTGATTCGGCTCGGTCTGCAGCTTCCCATCGGCCAGGTAAATACCAGCGTGGTTGGCCTTCTCTGCCCGGACCTGCATGATGATCAGATCCCCCTGACGAAGCTCGCCCGGGTCGATTTGATGGAAGCCCGTCGCCTCATATTTGTTCATGTAGTGGTCTTCGGTGCCATTCCACCAACCGTCCTCACGTTCGTAGTCTGCCAACTCAATACCCAGTTCGCGTCGATAGTAGTCGCGAACCAGCGTGTAGCAGTCAAGGACACCATGATGAAACGAGCGCCCCAACAGCGGCGCCTGGTAGCCGGTCGGCAAATGGATCAGGTGCGATACGGGCCTGCCCTCACGCACCTCCACAATCATCCAAGGTAGCTCGGTAGCCTCGAGCGAGACACGGTCCGCGCCACTAAGTCGAGCTGACTGCCCCGGATGGCTGTGCACAACACACACAAGCTCTCCCTGGTCTTCAGCATCGGCCCAGCTTTCCGCGCTGATACGGAAGTCCTTCTCGGGAGCTACGGCAGAATTTGGCAACGGCAGGTAGCACTTCTTTCCTCCGCTCAGCACCACAACGCCGCAGCACTCCTTGGGGTTTTCTGCTTCAGCATGCGCGTAGACAGCATCGATGATGGTTTTATTGAGCTTCATGCGATGCCCCTCAATTCCCGGCGCTGGGGTACGACCCATAACGCAATTGGTTGTTCTCACCCCAGCGGAGCTTGCAGCCCTTCAGGGTGAAAGAGCACATATCCTTGGCGGGGTCATCAGTCGGCACATCCTTGTCGGTGAAGTAGTTCGATCCAGCCCAAGCGCAGTAGGCACCGCGGTAGCCACCAATGGAGGACCACTGGCAGCAGTTCGCAACAATCTGCCGCCCAGGTAGCTTGCGGTCAGTGGCAATAAGGGGTGACTTCAGGACAAAGACAGCGGCCTCGGCGTCGGCGGATTGCTTTTGATCGATGACATAGCTGTCAGAGGCGAAGTGTTCATCCGGATCGGCTTCCGGATTGCCGCCAGGGAAGTTGGCAGCATCCATATAACGACCCAGGGTTCGATGCCGGCGTAGCTTGGCATCTACCAGATCCTGATAGGTCGCACAGAGCGCCGTAATGAAGCCAGTGACGTTTCCGACAGTGAGCAAAGGGTTTGACTGTTGGCCCTCCCCGGTCATACCCAGACCTTCAATCTTGATCGGCCAAGGCGAATACTCGATGCCTTGCCAAAATATGGGCCCAAGCTGTGTATACCCATGAAAGCGATAGGTGTCACCACCCATAGGTGCCAAGTCGAGCTCAAATAGCTCGACATACAGGCCGACCTCTAGCCTCTGTATGTCCTCATAAATACTTTCAGCCATCACTGCACCTGGAAAGTTTGTTCAAAGGTGGCGGTGAGCACCCAGGCGCTTCCGCCTTGTGGTGTAGCGCCATAAGTGCCACAGGTGAAATACAGCGGCCCGTCGAGTGGCGTAACCCAAATGAAGGATTTATAGCCCTGATGAGCTCGCAGAAAGGCAAGGATCGCGACAATCCTTTCCTTCGAGCCTGTGAAGATCTGCGACCAGACCTGGGTTTCGGTATTGAGCCCATCTCCGGCGGTCTGTTTGTAGCCTCCAAAAGTGGCCGATCGCGTCCGCTGGGCGAACGCAACCGGAACCGACTTGTCCGGGCGAAATGGAAATATGTCAGCCATTACCCCCTCCCCTGAATTGCCTTGCGGATGTTGCCTTGAGGGCTCAACGATTTCGCTTCTAGTTGCTTGAATTTCTGCTCTACGAGTTTGCCGATTTCGACTCCAAAATTTTCCAGCCCCGATTGATCGCTCGAAACGTCCGTCTTACCGTCACTAGAGATACTGATGTAAACTTGAGGCGCCCCACTTGATGGGCCCGAAGCGGCCATGCCAGACCCGCCTGCAGTTGTCAGTGGTGTGACACTGCCGCCGTTCGCGCCCGTCATCAGGTAGGACTTCCCTCCCTCGCTGTACAGTTCAGGCCCAAGCTCATTCACCCGATACAAAGAGTTTGGATCGACGGGCCCGCCCGAGGCCCTGAAACCAGAGAAGTCGACACTGGTGTAACCCGCCTGGGATGCTCCGAGACTCGACGAAGCTGCACCAGCCGATCCCGAAGCCAGTCCGTTGCCAGCACTGCCCCCTCCAGCGAGGTACCTGGCGCCTGCTCCGACAATTGCATTGAGAATCCCAGAGGATGCCTGGCGGGTGGCAATCCGAGCCATATCCGCCAGCACCGACTTGGTGAAGTCGGAAAACGAGCCCTTTCCGGTCACCGCGAAGTTGACGGCCGCGTCCTCCATGGAGCTGTAGGCGTTGGTGAACAAGCTTTTCGTTTGGCCTGCAACGTCACGAGCCGACTCTAGGTAGTTCTGCCAGGCCGATGTAGCGCCGGCGCTCCAGCTGCCCTGGGCAGCGGTCATCTCGTCGTAGTTGGAGATCGCCGTTTCCTGCAGGTCCCGTTGAGTCTTGTCCAGGGCCGCCAGCTTCTGGTTGTACTCGTCGAGGCTCATGCCACGGGAGCCGTCGCCATACTGGTCGGCCAAGGTCAGACGCTGCTGGTTGATCCGGTCGTCGATGCCGTTTTGCTGGTCGGTCAGGCCGCGCTGCCGGTCACCCTGTCCCAGGCCTGCGGCCGCACGCTGCCCCTGCCGGCGCAAAGTGTCGACTTGCTGCTGCAGGGCTCCGGTATAGGTGCTGACAGCCTGGGCCTGCTTCTTGAGCCTGCCCTCCTCGTTCGCGGCCAACACAGCCAGTTCCGAGTCGGCATCCTTCTGTGCCTTGACCATGGAGGCACGGGCGTCGGCAATCTTCTGGTCCAGCTGAATGCGCTGGGCCGCCGAGGTGCCGGCCTTGCCCTTGGTCGCTTCGAGCGCCGAGATCTCCGCCTCGTAAGCCGCGGAGACCTCATCACGCTCATTGCCGATCATGGCTTGACGTTTGAGCAGATAATCCGCCTGGGAGACCAGGCCAGCCTTCTGCGCCGCTTCCAGTTCCTTCTGGGCGTTCTTGTACTCGGACAGGATGCCGGTGAGGGCGTTTTTCGAGTTGTTGAAGCCGGTCAGGTCGACCTGAGTAGCTGCTGCTTTCGGATCCTTGTACTTCTCGTTTACGTCCTTGATCTGCCCGGCGACATATTCAGCAGAAACCCGCTTGTCGTTGGGATTTGCCGCACGAATTTTCTCAGTGTCCTCATTGATTTTTTTGATCTCAAGAGCACGCTTTGCCTCGTTGGAAAGGTTAGCCAGATGCCGTGCATCCGCCCGAGTGGTCGCTGCACTCGCGTCATCCTCGATCTTTTGGCGGGCAGCTTGATCCTTGGTGTACTTGGTCTCAGCTGCATCTTTTACTTCGAGGCCCTTGATGTAGTCCCTGAGACTTTGCTTGCCTTTTTCACCGATGTAGACGACATCTTCGCCAGGGATCATTTCGCTACCACCGCGACTTTCCAGTCGGCTCAGTGTCTCCCGTGCCGTCTGAATGCGTTCCGCATTGGTTTGGCTGCGACCGGCATTCTTGAGATTGTCTGCAGCCCTCGCGACGAGGTTGTAGCCCTTCTCCCAAAGGCTGAGGTTTTCAAGGATTTTCGGGGTTCGATTATTGATAGCGTCAGCATACTGATCGGTCGCCAGCTTCACGGCTTCCGCATGCTTGCCTTGCTCCTCCAATGCCACAATCTGCGAATAAACCGAGGCAGTCAGGTAGTGGTATTGCTCATTGAGCGCAGCCGAAGCCTTTACTGGTTCGTCAGCGATCTTCGCGAACTCGGAGATCGTCTCGCTTACCGCCTTGCCGGTTGCTTCTTGCATGGAGACGGCAGCCTGAGTAATGCCCAGGAAACTTTCTCCGGCTATTTTTCCGTTTCCAGCTAGAGTCGCCAGAACCTCAGCCGCCTGCCCCGTCGTCCCAACGGTATCGCCGACCTGTTTGGCCATGACTCCAAGCTGAGAAGCGGTAAGCCCCGCTGATCCGCCAGTCAGGATCAGTGAATTGTTGAAGGCGTCCTGCTCTTCACTGCCTTTGTAATAGGCATATGCCAATCCGCCGATTGCTGCCGTGAGGAGGGCGATAGGTGCAGCCAGAGCAATAAGGCTCGTTGCTGATGTGCCAGCACCTGCTCCAAGCTGGGCAATTGCCCGTGCACCACTGCCCCAATCGCCAGATTGCAGGGCGTTGGCCAACTGCATCACATTTTCTTGCGCCTGGCGGGTGCCGAGCTTCAGCTTGTCAAAAGCCCCCTCTGTCGCAGTGAAACCGGACCGATCCTTTCCGACCTTGGCCAGGGCCGCGTTATAGGCGTCAACATCGATTGCACCTAGCCGAAAAGCTTCGTGCGCAGCCTTCTCTTGCGCTTCCAGCTTGGCCAGCTTGGCAGTGACCGGGTCTATCCCGTTGACCGTGCGCTTCAGCGCCTCGATCTGGCGGTTCTCAGCGTCGATCAGACGCTGCTTCTGTGCAAGCTCCTTGGCTTCGGCCTTCTCGATTCGGTCGAAGGCCTTGCCGAGCCGATCCTGATAGGACTCCTGCTGCTCGATGGTGACAAGACCGCCCTTGCGAGCGCGCTCAAGGAGGCCTTCAGCCTGAATCAGCTGCTCAATGCTGCCGATGTTGCCGGACATTGCCTTGTCGAGTTGGCTGATGATCGCGATCTCGCTGGCAGCACTGGTGCCGGCCTTGCGACTGGCGTCGACCTGGCGCTCTTTTGCACCGGTAGCCTTATCGATGCCCTGGGCGGCCTCCGTCTCCGCTTGGCTGATCTTCTTCCCTGTGTTGGCCAGGCCTTCGCCTGCCTTGCCAAGGTCGTCGACAGCCTTCTCTGCACCCTCGGCCGCATCGACCAGCTCATCCAGGGAATCGCTGGCCTTCGAAACGTCAGCGGTATCAATCCTGATGCCAAGCGATGTGAAATCGGTCATTTGTTATCTCTCTGTTCCGCCATCACCTGCAGGGCTTCAGCCTCCATGTGCCGGATATCGCTGAAGATGACTTGCCGATCCTTTACCGGGACGCCACACATTCGAATAACGCTGGGTAGGACGGCATAGTCCAAGCCGGTAGCGCCGCACGCGCCCACTCGCCACTGGGTGCTCATGGCTTCGAAGACAGTGAAAGCTGGCCAGTTATCCGGCCAGACCTCGCATTCCTGACCAGACAGATCACCCACCAGGAAGCCAAAGGCCCTCAGCTCATCAGCGGATGGCCCCTGCTCATAGAGGGCGCGCGCGGCGCTTAGGAGTTTCCCAGGCGGGACTGGTTGAAGGCTTCGGAGTACGCAGCAAGCACCGCACCAGAAACCGAAACGATCGAGGTGACCAGGATGCGAATGTTCTGCTCAGTAAATTTTTCCTTGATGTCCCAGCCCGCCACTACAGCTTTGATCTGATCGACTTCCAGGTCGATCTTGGCAGCGGTGAACTCCTTCAGGTCCATCTCCTCGACCTTCAGCCCCAGCTCCCTGTGACGCTCGCCCCACTCAGCGTACAGAGCTGCCAGGGCAGTTCGGTCGAGATACTTGAACTCGAACTCCACCTTCACTGGTTCGCCGCCGACGCGCGGGATCATCACGTCGGCCTTGAAGGTCGGGTTCTGGATCAGCGTGAACTTAGCCATGGATTACACCACCGCTGTCAGATAGCGGGTCGGTTCGGCCTGCAGCGCCAGGTTTACGGTGCGAGTCAGCAGATTGTTGCGAGAAACCGCGGGCTGCTTGGAGAACGAGGTATAGGCACCGTAGAGCAGCGAGTCATTGCCCGGCAGATTGAGGCGTGCAGCCTGCACCTGCTTGCCAGCGTCAGCCGCCAGCAACACCGCGTTGAAAGCCTGGGCCGGGTCATCAGCGATAGTCAGCACCATGCTGGCGGCGGACTTGTCGGTCGGGATCTGTTTGCCCTGATCATTCTCCAGAAACACCACGTCCAGGTAGTTCTGCTCACCGCCGGAGAAGGCCAGATCGGTGACTTGCGGAATCTGCACCCAGGTCAACACTTTCTTCATGCTGCCAGCCCCACCACCGGCCGGGAAAATCTGGGTGTCGGTGGTGTCGATCCCTTCCAGGGTGATCGCAGTTGCAGTGGCCGCCTTCACACGCACCACCTTGTTATCGAGCTTGCTCCAGCCAGAGCTGAGCAAAACGATATCGCCGGCGGACAAGGTGGCGCCGACGACCGTGGCCACTGCCTCGGATGCGTTGGTGATCGCGGTGAATGCCAGCACAGCAGCATAGGTCGCGGCATGCTGGAAGGTACCGCCGTTCGGGAGTTTGTAGCCCATGGGTTTTTCCTCTTTGCAGAAATGACAAAACCCGCTCAATGGCGGGTTCAGTGGTTTGCCCAATGGGCGATTAGAAGGTGTCTGCTCGGTATGTGAGCCTCACCGGCAGCGTGCTTGTGGTGTCACTTTGGAGCGAAGAAGCTGTAGCCATTTGGGACCGAACGAATACCGAAAACCCGGCTTTGCTGAGCTCTAAATTGTTTGGGAAAAGAGCCTGTAGCTCCTCCGCAATCAAGCCGTCACCGCCGCGCCCACTTCCTGCCTTCGTCACTACGCTGACCTGAAACACCCCACGATATGAAGTGTGTTTCCCTTCAAGGTCTTCGCTATCGGGATCAGCAGGTAGAAGGTAGGCCCTCAGGTGCGCACTGCCATCCGCAGGCGGCGTAAATGGCACGTTCTCGAATGCAATGGGGAGCTTTGGAGCCCGGGCGTCGGCCCAGACCTTCAGCCGCTTTTCGAACAGGCTGCGTATGATCAGATCGCTCATTATGGAAGCTCCGCGACGGCTTTGTTCACAAACATCTGAAACTCAGTGGCTGTGATGCCAACCATCCCTGCCGGGGCCTGATTTGACCAGCCTTCATATTCAAGGCGGTGTCCATAAGGCAGGTTGTTCATTAGCCAGACGCTGCTTACATCGCCACTGAATCCCTCGAGTATCAGTCTTCCGATGGCCTTGGTAGGCCCACCTCCTGGATCAACAAGATCCAGGGTTCCGGTTTTTGCTGTGTCGAACGATACCTGCCAGTTGGCCCGGAATCGCCCACCAACATAATCCTTGCCCGCCACCAGGCCGTTCACATCGAAGTTCTGAGTGCGCTCGGTCTTGGTCAGTGGCTTGGCGTACTTCACTCCACGGCGCAGCTTGCCGGCCTTGGTGAAATTGCTCTCGTCCAGGTTAATCAGTGTGTTGCGGATAGAGACCTTAAAGTCGTAGTCGTCAGCCGCTCGCGTGTTGGCCTGACGGTGCGCAACGTTGGCAGCCCAGAGCTCAGGATTGCCTACCGGAGACCTGTCGACGATCTTGGAAAGCATATCGATGGCGACCTTCTGGACAATCTGCTCAGCATTGCCTTTGGTCTTTTCAACATAGGCTTTGATATCGAGTGAGAAGCTCATTTTCTGGCCTGCACGCTGAAGCCGACAATCAGGCCGGCGTAACTCCATGGGTCAACAGCCTGCACCGTGTACGTCTCGCCATCGAACACCAGCTTGTCCTGAGTCGTTGGCTTCGGAGTATCGGTGCCATCGAGCAGTAGCGGCGAGACAAGGATCTTGACGTCCCCCTGCTTGATCAATGAGCCATCGATATCCTTCAGGCTGTAGTTTTCTCGAAAGCCAGAGCCTTCGAAGGTGGTGGTTGTTTCGCCGCCGGTGCCTGTCTCAGGGTCATACTCGCCACTCGCGATCTGGAGCAGTGACAACTCCAGCCCCTTTCCGCCTTTCGATCTCGGCGCCAACATGCGGGCAGCCGAAGCCTTCGCCCGATCATAAATGTCTGCCATCAGCTTCTCACCAGATTGACCTGACTTGAGGATTCCAGCAGCCCCGCGAACTGTGCATAAGACTGCCGGGTTGCTGCTGGCTTACTCACCGAAGCGCTGGCTACGGCAAAAGTTGTGCTGATAGGGCCAACCGTCTCGGAAACCACTGCGCCCGTCTTGGTTGTCGGATCAACAAGGTCATCAGCATGGATTTCTGCAGCCAGGGCGAGCTGGCCGGCCTTCACCTGCGCTGGAATCTCATTGATAGGAAGAATCCACCCCTGACGCTTCACGTTCGCCCTGGGCCAGGACAGCGCCTGGTCTCGACTCACTGTCTGCCCCTTCCACGGCAAAGAGGTCATTTGCAGAGCCGACCGACGCAGTAGCGCCTCTTGCGCCACCACATCCGCCGGAATGACCCTGCCGAAGTTCGCGGCGTAGGTGACCAGCTCAGCAGTCGTCGCAAAGCTATCAGCGCCTGGCACCACGCTGCCGTTCTCGATCACCAAAGCCATATCAAACCTCTTTCCAACCGAGACGCTTGTGATCGTCTACGCAGGACGGGTGCACATGAATCTCCTCCTCGTCCTGCTCCATTTGTACCAGTCCGCTGTAATCCGGCTCAGCATCTTCCGGTAAGGACTTGCTCGATGCGCTGGCAGCAGCCGCCTCATCGGCAAGACGCCTTTCTTCTTGCGCCACCAGATCAAGTGCGTCCTGCGCGTTTTTGCTCCAGTCGGCGCGCTCCTGCTCGTCCAGACTCTCGAATTTCTCAGCACTCAAGCCACTGAGTTCGATTGCCTTTGCCAGAAGAGCCTTCGCCGCTTTCTGTTCTTTCGTCAGTCCAGCCATTGTCTTTCTCCAGAAACAACGCAGGGGCCGAAGCCCCTGGCTGTCGTTGTGGTTGAGTTAGCCGATCAACAGGCCGATATGCTCATCTTTGATGGCTCGGCAGCCCCAGGCCAGACGGACGTGATAGGCCGTTTGCAGGAACTGACGGTACACCGCCACTTCGAACGACAGGCCGGTCAGCGGATCGGTGATGGTGATGACATCGTCTGCCGAGTCACCGCCTTCTGGCATTGCTGGGGCGCGGGTTGCAAGAACGATCGCCGAGCGGGCAAACGCCACGTTTGCGGTGTACGAGTTACCCAGGGTCAACGCGTTGCCGGTCGGGATCAGGATCTGCGAGCCTGGCTTATTCAGCGTGATGGTGCCCGGAGCGGCCACGCCAGTGCCAACGACGTATTGGTTGTCGCCATCAGCGGCGAAGGTCGCGATATCGCCGGCCAACACGGTGCCGGTACCGGTGGCCAACGCGATGTTGGTCGCACCTACCGCAGTAGCACCGCTGGTGACGTATGCAGCGCCGGTACCCTTAACGTGACGCCCCACCTGGTGAGAGTGACGGATGGCCATGTTCATGATGCGGTCGGTCATACCATTGCGCAGCATGTCGCTGGAGCCAGCCTCGTTGACCTTGAACAGGCCAGATTGCTTGCCACGCATGTTGCCGATGGCCGAATGCCCCAGGACCAACTGCAGGTCGTTGGTCGGTGTTCCGTTCTGCTCGAGGATGCCCAGCACGCCAGCGAAATCAGACAGATCAGCGGCGGTGCCAAACGGCGTGGTACCCGCGGTGCCGTAGGCGCGCGATGCATTACGGTAAGCCTCGAGCCAGAGGTCTTTCTCGATCTCGTTCACCAGGGTGCGCATCGCCTGATAGAAGCGGTCAGCCTGGATGGAAGAAAAGGTGCCAGCGTTTTGCAGTCCCCGGGTTTGCTCGCCGTTCCAACGAACCGGAACGTGCTTGCTCTTGGTGATCGCGACCGCGACGTTGTCGACAATGGTGTCACCAGAGTCAGGGGCGGTTACGCCCGGGATGTTATCTGCCGCCGGCGCCTCGGTGGTGATCGGAACCAGAACGTCCTGGCCGATCGCTGCACGAGCAACGGAAGAATCGCGGGATACCGCCGGGATGAAGCCCGTCATCTCTCGCGAAATGACATCCAGCGCTTCGTACAGGTCCGGCACGAGGCCGTTAAGGGTGTTCGCCATTTTGGCTTTCTCCACAAAAAAGCCCGCTCAAAGGCGGGCATTGATTACTTGCCGGGCAACCCCCGGCGGCTTTGGTCAGTCAGTAACCGTGCCGCCATTGCGTGCGTGATCAGCCTTGCCGGCCGGGTCGAGCGCATCGAATGCAGTACGGGAAAGCGTTTTGCCGCCACCGCCTTTGCCACCATTGTTCGGAGCACCACCGCCATTACCGGCAGAGCTCTTCAGGATGTTGTCGCGGTGCGGGTAGCGCTCGACGAGGGCTTCCAGGGCTTCGTCGAAGTCAGCCAGTTCACCCGGACGGGCACGGCTGTAGATCTTGTTTCCGTCCTCACCGTAGGCAACCACTTTGCCGTCTTCAACCTTGAAGGCCTTGCCGAAGGTGTTCTGCAGCATGTCAGGCGGCACGGCGATCTTTTCGGTGACGAACTTGGAGCGTCCAAAGGCGCCGCCAATTTTCTCCTGGTAGAGGATGTTGGTGGTGGTATCGCGTTCGGCAGTGACGGTCTTCACCTGCTCTGCGAGCGCAGTAACCTGAGCCTTGAACTTCTCTTCGGTGGCAGCGATTGCAGCGACCTTGATCTCTTCAACCTTGCCAGCCTGAACCAGCTGGCCGGCGTCGAGGTTCGCAACAGTCGCCAGGGCGGCGCGAGCCTTTTCAGGATCGTCGATCCCCTCAAAAGCCTTGGCTCGAGTCTCGGCAGCCTCTTTGGCTTCACGGTGGCCTTTGGCTTCAGCGTTCAGCGCAGTGATTTTGGATACAGCCGACGGCGCGTCAAACGCCACGTCCTTTCCATCATCATGCGTGTAGACCGGCTTTCCATCCTGGACAACCACATGGCCTTGTTCGTCGAGTTTCAGTTTCATCGGTTCATCTCCGGGCATCCGCCCATCTGGTAGGCCATCCGGCCCGGTGCGGCGCTATCCTTCCGGAATCGCGCCCATAAAAAAGCCCCGGTGGTTGCCAGGGCCTCAGTGAAGAAATTCGCTTATCTGGCATTCTCAATTAGGATTGCCGATCACTACGGCGCAGGAGATGCGCTGCATTTACAAGGAGTAGAAAAGTTGCAAGACGCTCAGCACAGCCCACCCCCCAAAGAAGTATCCGCTCACACCGACAAACCTTCGATTGGCAGTCACTGGGCAACAGCAGTTGCTCTGCTTGGTGTATTGCTCACGTTCTCTGCTGGCCTGCTTACCTGGTATGCGAGCGCACAAGCGACCAAACAATCCGTTGCCCAAAGCTGTATTCAGAGGCTAGACAAGCAAGAGCTAATGATCAGAGAGAAGGCTGACTTACTGCTAAGAAGCATTGCGGCATTCGGAAGCAACACTACAGACCCTGACCTTACCGATTCCGACTTCCGACGCCTTGGTGGGAAAGTCACTGAGAGCGCCATGCGATTTACTGCATATGCCCCACTCGAGCTGACCGGGTCTGCAATGTATCTTGCCGGCGTCATTCAAATAGGGCTAATGGCCAAGACGCAAGCGCAACAAGAGGAGGCCATCAAACTGGCAAGCACCGCAATGAAGGGGTGGACAGAGAATTATTTTTCACTCATGAGCGACTTTGAGAAGCGCCGAATCGTCTGCTTAAATTAAACAACTACCCTTTCGCCCTTGAGCAAACATCCAACACAAATCAGCGCTCTGGTACCTCCAGTTGACTTGCCATTCCTCATAAGCACGCCAATCTTCGTCTCGATCACCTCGCGCCCACCGCAGCGATGGCACTGGACCATCGTTGCAGGCTTGGGCATCGCCCGCACACGCTTACGCACCTGCTCCGCTGGAGTATCCGGGGCTGGCGTGCCTTGAATGAGGTGAAGCTTAGGCTTATCGGTCATGCCGCCATCTTAGCGAATGTCTTGATGTCCCGCTCACGCAGCTGCTCCAGCGTCAGGAAAGCACCGGCCGGGGAATAGAACTCCTCCATGGACATGCCATCTCGAAGCATCTTGGCACGCACCGGCCCCAGAACTTGTTCCTGGCGCTCTGTCGACTGCCGGCTGATCCAATCGGCGTAGTTCGTATCGGCCGGCACCTGCCCATCCATGCTCGCCCGCTGGCCTGGGGTCATCTCGTCGATGGAAATACCCAGGTCTCTCCAAGACTTCGTGCGTGGCGTCGAGGTGGATCTGCAGTTGAAGTGAATCCGGCCTGGACCTTCAAGCCAAGGCACCTTGTGCCCGATCGGCTTGTGCGTACCAACTGCATAGGGCAGCTTGTCTCGGATCCGGCACGGCGCCGAGGTCCTGTTATCCAGCGTGCTGGTCCAGTCCTCGGACTCGATGATGCCAGCATTAGCCGTATTGAAGTTCTCTCGTGCTACAGCAGCGGTATGGCTGATTGCTGTACGAACCACCGAGGCCAGGTCACGTCGCGGGCGCTCAAGGAAGCCGTCAGCATATCCAGCCGCCCTAGTTCCTCGAATGCTACGGACAATCTGATCAGTCGTCTTACCTTCGAGGTAACCCGTACGAACAGCGTTTCGAACCTTCACCATTCGGTCAGCGGCGATCTCCTTTCCCCAGTTGCGCAGCAAACGCCCTTGAAAAGGCCGGGCCATTGCTGCGGCATAAATCTGCTCGGCGCCGATGCTGATGATAGGGAAACGAACCAGAACAGGTTCGGGAACCGTAGCCGTAAATAGGTCCGTCTGCCATTGCATCTCATACCCGGCCAAGCCTCTCAGCTCACCCTGAAGCGCTTCCAGTACTTGGTTGTACGCAGCCTCGTTGATCGACCTGACTTCATCAAGCAAGCCGTCTAGCCGCTCAATCGTGAATGAGCCTGCCGGCATGCGCTCAAGTGCCTCTGCAAGTGCCGCTGTCAGGTTTGCATCGGAGCGGTTGAGCAACGCGATGATTCGGCGCACCACTCCGAGCTTGTACTGATCTAACGAAACTGCATGCGCAATGCCCTCATCCCGCAGAGTCTCGTTAACCGTTGCCATTTAGAGCGCTCCGAGTACTGGTCCTTGATCGGCAATCTTCTGTTTTTCCAGCTCCCAGTCGAGGTCATCAGAAACGACACCGCGGCGCTGGAATTCGGAGAATAGGGTTTCGTCGGAAAGCCGGCCCTGAGCGGCCATATTCAACAACAGGGGCAACGTCGTTTCGGGGGCGAAGTCGATGTCGAAGTTACCATTGACCTGGACGTGGCCACCTTCAGGCTGCTTTGTCCACATCGCGAAGTATTGCAGCACCTGATCAAGGCAGTCCTCGAAGCTTTCAGCCATTGTTTGCAACGGGCTCATTTCCTGAGCCGCTTCATCTTCAGCCTGGGTTGCTGTCTTGGTCGACTGCTTGTCCTTCAGGAGAAGCTTGGCGCCCGCCATCCGCATATCGTCGACCAAGTCCTGCAGCGAGGTGCGACCAGCCTCGATGGCGGAACCAGTGTGCTCCACCCACTTCATGTCGCCTTCCTTAGGCAACTTCGTAGCGCTACTGGTGCCAACTTTCAACTCAAAAGCATCATCCTCGATGCCGATGATGGCCAGCATAGGTACCCGCGCGACGTGCAGGATGTTGTCTTGGTCGCTCTGGGACTGCCAGTGCTTCTTATTCAGGTGAGCCAGTTCAAGAAGTGGAGGTGTGGCCGTCATGAAGCCCGTTCGCTTGGTGTAGAACGTGGCCAGCGGGATGACATCGAGTGTTGTCACACCTTCGTCGTACAACTGCCACGACTTCCCGCCTTTGCCATCGTCCGCTTTTCGGTAGGTTGCCCATCGCCCCGGCTCGAGCACACGAATCTGAGGAGTGACTTTTACTCCGAAGAGCCCTTCGTCCTCTTCAATACACTCTAAGTAACGAAACTGGGTCAGTACCTGGTCGCCCGCTTTGGCTGCGGCTCTCCAGCCCAGAACCTGATGGGGTTTCACAGTCACCGCATACGGACGAACGCCGGCGGCCTTGTCGTCAGCCTTGGTTTTCAGGCCCTCAACCTTCGGGTACTCGGCCAGGACGTGACATAGGCCATGAGACAATCCAGTTACAAATACTGATTGCGCCCAGACCTGCAGGTTGTTGCCCTGCCGGTCGATGTCTTGTGCAAACTCCTGAATTGACTCCGGAACATCGTCGCCCAATGAGATCGGCTCAGCGAAGACACGGCCACTCATGTTTTGAACAGTTTCGCTGTAGGCCGGCAGAAGCGTTGAGGCTTGTAGGCGAGCCTTGTAAGCGTCGTCTTCCTCCTTTGGCCACTTCGGCAAGAACTTCTCGCCAGCATCGCGCATTGCCTTGGTTCCACCCATCAATGCGTCGACGATTTCCCAGTCCTGGCGCATAGCGTCCACTGCCGGGAGCGTTTTGTTTGGGTCATCACTCATGGTCAGATTCTCAGAGGGGCGGTAGATGCGGTGCGGGCTTTGATCGGATAACGCTTGGCGATGAAATAGCCGGCAGCGTCATTCATGTGGTCGTGCCCCTTCTTCGGATCTTTGTCCGGCTCACCCTTGTCGGTGTAGGTCTGGCGCTCCAGGCACAAAGTGAGCTGAGGACACTGATCGATGTTTACCTTCAAGCGGCGTTCGCCATAGGTGTTAAGGAACATGGCATTCAGGGCATTAACTCGGTCCTTCACCCCAGGGTTGGTCGAGTCGACGACAACGGTGAAACCTGCCTTCTTGAGCAGTGACAGATCCGACTCACTTGCGTTTTTACTACTGGTGTTCTGGCCGCTTGCATCTGGATAAACCGCAACGGTATGACCCGGGAACCGCGCCTGGATCTTCTCAATCATCTCCGGCGTATCGCGCACAGCGTGGAACTCATCCAGAGCCAACGGTAGGTCGTCCCGCACTACGTAGACCACGGCGCTCATCTTCATGACGTTGAAGTCCATGCCGATGTGCAGAGCCTCGCCTGGCTTGATTCGCTCTGAAGTCCGGCACTCATCACGGTTGAACGTGTAGTACACGACGCCGGCATAGTTCTCAAAGCTGGCCTCGTACTCCTGCCGGAACGTCCTGGGGTCCATCTTGCGGCGGGCCGCATCAAGCTCCTCAGCCGGAACGTTGCCGCCATCGAGCGAGGTATAGAGCCAACTCTTGTGGTCAGGCTCATGACCTGGCCGGCCATCCTGGAAGGTGTCGTAGCAGTGGTTGAAGCCCTTGGGGGTTCCGATGCGCAACGCATGGCCACCCTTTCGCATGCCAACACCGGGAATGCTGTATTGGCAGGTCGATAGCATCGGCCGCAGCACCTCCTCCCAGGCCTCCCACGGGCAGTCCGCCCATTCGTCCACCAAGACGAAGAACAGACCAGAGCCGCGCAGGTTGTCGTAGTTGTCGAGGCCGACCACTCGCATGACGTGGCCGGACTTGAGGGTTATTGAGCATTCCGTCTCATTCGGACGGTGCGCGCGCCATGCTTCCGGGATAGCCTGTTTCAGGCGCCGCCAGAACACGCGCTTGGCCTGCTTGAAGGTTGGCGCGCCGTACCAGATCTCATCCTCGACGCTGACGCCCCACTCCGCAGCCAACCGGGCAGCGCGGCGCATCTCGGCCTTGCCCAGGAACGTCTTGCCGAACCGGCGACCACACACCGCATCGCGAAAGCGCGCTTCAGGCTGGAAGCCCCAGCAGTAAATGTTTGCCTGCTTCGGCGTCAGCTTGACTGGGGCCTCATAGGTACGGGGTAGCGGGGACATTTTCATCAGGCTCCAGGGTGTACTCAGCAACTGCGTGCTGCTGGTCCGCCTGGGAGCCCAGGGGTTTCTCCGGTTCGAGGCGGCGATTCACATAGACGTCGCCGCACTCCTTGGCAGCCTGCTCCAAGATCTGCATAGCCAGGGAGATGTTCTTCATCCCCTCGGCGCGCTCCACAAAGCGATTCATGGCGCGCAGTCGGTACGCACGGTTGGCGATCGGGATTTCTGCCGTGTCCTCACGAAAGCGCTTACGGGTGTCGTGGAACAGGGTTTGCCACTTGGCTGCCAGGCCTTTGCCTGATGTCTTGGTCGGGTCGTGTGTCTCCACCTGCTGGCGGGTCACCGTGATCCCATATTCCTTTTGGACTGCTTCAACCACCTGTGAAGGCGTGTCAAAGCACGCCAGGGCCTGAACGATAAAGGCCTTCACGTCGTTTTGAAGGGCTGCCATAGATTTTCATCCGTCCAGAGCCTGTCCAGAATCAGGCCGACTTGAGCAGACAGGTTCCGCAGGCCCTCGATATGTTCAATTTCCCCACCTCGGCGGGCTTGTTGGCGGCATCAAGCAATGCCTGGACATCAGGGCTCGCACCGTAGCGGCGGACCACACCGACGAACTCCTCGACGTCGTGGCCACGCATCTCGATCTTGGGTGCGCCTTCCTTGGTGAAGGCTGGCTGACCGTATTTGTCTTTGGCGTGGGCCAGGTGATAAAGCTCGTGCTCCACCAGGGCGCAGAACTCTTCATCGCTGCATTGGGCGCAATAGTCAGCGGCCAAGGTGATGATGAAAGCAGGCACCTCGCCGAACCAGTCACGCATCTGCTGTTCCATCCGGGCCTTCTGCCAACCGCCGGCGCGGAACGCTACCTGCTCGGCCTGGCCCAGGACTGTGCGGCCCTGCTTCTCGAAGCTCGACGATGCCCACATGATCTGGATGTCTGCATCCAGTAGGTGCGCATGGTCTTCGTTGTGGATGCTGCCAGTGCCCGAGAGGATCTCGACTTGGAGCCAGTCCCAAACCTCAGGGGCTGGTAGAAGAGAAATTCCAACTGACTCCAACAACTCCGGCGGGGGGATAGGTCGGGTGTTCATCGGTCATCCCCCATAAAGGGGGCAGATTGAGCCCAAAAGAATCTTTTCGCGTGGCTCACTCACTACTCCCCCTTATTTGGAGAAACCCCATGAAGCACATCATCGTTATCGCAGTAGTAATCGCAGCACTTGGCTACCTTGCCGGACCTGAATGCTACGACGGCAGAGGCGCAGTGGCTTGCCTGGCCGCCAAGCCTTGAGGTTAAGCGCCTTGGCCACACCTTCTCCAAGTATATCTCGCAGGCGAAGTCAAACCATCCTCAGGATGCTTGAAAAACGAAATTTAGCCTTCACTCATGCTAGTAGCGCCAACCCGAAATGTCGGCGCCTACCACATAAAGGACACATCCATGCCCATTGCAGTCACCGACCAAAATCGACTCCCCCTTCACACAATCTCACCCGGGATTACGAGCGTTGATACAGAAGTAGTCCTGATTCTTGATGCCAGCAAGGCGAATGAGATCGCGGAAAACCACTACAAAGAGGATTTTTGGGACGGCCCCGACTTGTTTAAGCTCAGTGATTGCCAGAGGTTCTTGAAGCAGGTTCCCCCTGTACCGCTGGAGCTTCCAATCATCTTTTACAACGTGCAGCCGCATGTTCGATTCTGTGATGGCCGGCATAGAACAACCGCTCTGGTCGACAATGGCTTGAAGACAGTTCCAGTTCTGACAAGTCAAAAAATTGCTAATGGCCTTACTCACCTCTGGGGGAGTAAGCAAACTGCGATGAATGAGTACGATTTCAGCAACTGCGTTACAAAGATGATTCTCGGTACCTGATGAGAATATCGCGACACAATCTGCTGATCCGCGAGACGTGTCGCGGCCTAAGCTGCTAGCTGCAACTGCTTGTTGAACAACTCGCGGATCTCGCCAAGCCTGGCCATCACTAGCGGCTCACCCTTCAAGTGGATCAGGTGGGCCAGCTGGTGGACGATCCCCTCGTCCGACAGGACAACGCTCGACGGCAGCTCCTTGAACCAGCACACGAACACTGCGAAATGCAGCGCCGCGGGCAGTTCCTTCAGGAAACGCTTGTCGGTCATCCCGGTGAATCGGGCATGTTCCTCGCGTAGGTCCTGGTAGCTGGCCGAGTAGTGATTGCCACCGATGACGTAGTCCATCACCCGGCCTCGTCCACCTTCCGTTCAGCCCAGCGCCTGCCGAGCTGGCGGGCTTGCTCAACGCCCAGGACGCCGATGAAGCCCGCGGTGGCAAACGACCAGGCGATGCTGAAGCCGAACTCTTTAACGGTCAGCCCCACCACCATGACGATCAGCGCGCCAAGCGACGCCTCGATCAGCTGGCGGACAGGCTTGGTCTCCTTGCCGTCGTACTGAATGCGCAACCAGGTGAGCGCAAACGTCAGCCCCATGGCGAGGCCGTTTTCGCGCAGGGCGGTCAGGACCAACACCCAGAACGAAGGGTCTTTTTCTGGCATGTTCGGCATCTCGATATCCTCCCGGTAGGGAGTTGAGGGATTAAAAAAGGCCTGCATTGGCCCGGGCATTGCCCAAAACAAAAAAGCCCCGGCGAATGCCGAGGCCCTGAGTAGGTGCGCGGTCTCTCCCGCCGTCCGCCGTGACCATCACAACGCCGACACCCTACTGCATCGGTCTCGCCGCTCAGGCCTCGCGCCACCCTGAAAGCATGTGAGGTCAGGGCACACGGGCTGCCGGTGTTGATTCCGTACGTCGCACTATCCGGCTATCGACGTCCAGGTGTTCCCGAAGGCTGCCCTGGCTACAGGTAAATTCGAGGCATAAAAAAACCCGGCGCGGTGGCCGGGCTTAAAATCAGTTCCTGCGCTGGAGTCACGTTGCGCAATGTAGAAAAAGTACCTATAAAACCCCAACATGTCAACTAATTACGCTGCACTTTCTTCTCTTTCCGCGTAAATAACCTGCCAAACAGGTTGTTGAGCCTGATCATCCACTTCCTTGATGGCCGCACGAAGGAAGTCCCATATCGCCTTCCAGTCCCGATCCCAGACCTTGGGCTCGATGGCAATGCCGTAGAGCTTCATCATCCCCTCAGCCACCCGCGCAGGCCCCCATGGAGTTCCACCATTCGCCTCAGCCTTGTACGACTGCAAAGCGCAGGTGACCAGACAATGGACCTTCGCGGCCTTGGCGTCGGTCAATGCCGAGAAGTCGGTATCGGCCCAGATCAACTTCTCAGCGTTGAGCATGTGCACCGCGGTCATGCATGGGTGATACAGGTAGTGCCCGAACTGCTGCACCTGGAAAGGAAGCGTGTCGATGGCACGTAGAACTTTTCCGATGGTGGCCAGGTGCGCGGCGCGGGCGGTGGACCGACCAATCGGCGTGCGGCGAGTCTCGCTGATGCTGATCCGCTGCCCAGGTACCGAAAAGTGCGCCGCCTCCTCGCCCTTCTCGCTGCCAAGCGCCGGGAATTTGGCCTCGCGCTTACTGATGCGTCCGCCCGTCTTCACAGGTGCCGCTTCCGCCCGTTCAATTGCCACAGCGCTGATCGACGCGTTCGATTCGTGCTGAGCCTCAGTCCATACTTGCCTTGCGTTGATCAGTTTCATGCTGCTTCCCCCTTCAGTTCCTTGATCTTGGCTTTGTACTCGGCAGTCATCGCCTTCATGGCCGCCCTCTCCCGTTGTGCGTTTTCTTGGGAGCGAACAATGCGTCGTAATCGGGCATCCCCTGCCTCTTCCGCCTCATGATGGTTGCGCCGGTGACCATGACGCGTGGGTCCATACCCCATTGAGTGGCCGTATTCCGCTTACCCTCAAACTCAATCAGGCCGACATCGCTGCGGTTAGCATGGCTCTCTGGGGTAACACCTCTCCGCGTGTTACAACCACGGCAGAGAATCCTCAGATTGGAGCGCGCATTGTTCTGGCGGTTTTCGTCTATGTGATCGACGTGACAGGTGAGCCAGGTCTCATGCTTCCCGCACAACTCGCAATCCCTGCCGCCCGGACCTACTTCGGCCCACATGACGTGACGATGCTCGAAGACATATCCGCCTTTGTCAGCGAGCGGATGACCTGGCTCGTACACACGGACATACCCATTCGGTGTGATAACCCGCTGCTGGCGACTTGTGGGAAGCTTGTCGGTTGTCCCGTTCCGCATGACCCGGAAGTAGTGCATCTGGCAAAGCTGGGCGGTCTTGTACATGGCGGCACGGCCGCAATTCTCTACGCTGCATTGCATTGGATTCGCGCCTCCAGGCGACGGCACTTCTTGGCGAAAACCGCCTTCAAGCGCTTGAGGTAAGGGATCTCATGACGGACCAGTTCCTGATCGCACTCCAACCACTCCACCTTTTCCGCGCCGATCTTCTCGACCAGTCGGGGCCGGTAAACCATGATGTTTCCGCTCAAGTGCGCATTGCACTGGGAGCAGGACTTGTTCATGTTCCAGAGGTTGAAGCGGAGGTGTGCTGCGGCGCCGACGCTACGAAAGTGAGAGCAATGCCATTGACCACCCCATGAGGCCGGCTTGTCGCAGCTGATACAGCCGAGATGCGCGTCACGCAGCCGGACGTAGCGGTTTATGACCGCCTGGGCCTCTTTGGCGTATTCCGCCCTGCTCTTCAGCTTATCCTTGCGGTCCTTGATCTCGCGGCGACCTACATCCGCTAAGGCTTTCTTGGCGCGCGCCTGCCCCTTCTCGGACTGCCCGTAAGCGATGGCGCACTCGATCTCACCGCACACGGCTTGCGAGGTGCGGGCAGGCACGAACATCACGCGGCATGAAGGACAGCGCTTGCGGCGGGGTCCATCTGACTTGAGCGGGGTTTTGCGCTGCAGCGGGGTGCGCTTCATGCCGCTACCTCGCTCAGCAGGTCACTGAACACCACGCCATGGCCGGTGAAGTACGCAGCCATGCGGTCGGTGTACTGGATGCCCTGGGCGCGATTGAACAGACTGGTAACCGGGAAGCCATCCGGGCCAAACAGCTTGCAGCCACCCATCATGGAGAGCTTCGTCTCGTAGGGAAGATGACGCATGACCCGGTACCACTCAGCCTGAAACCCGGCATCCTCATTCAGCAGGATCTGCACGCCGAAGTGCAGCTTGCAGTACCGGCGCGCATCTCCTTCATCGCCGATCTGGGTCATCTCGGAAATGCGCTTGTACATGGCGAACCACAGGGCGTTCTGGTCGAGCGTGCGGTCCTTCCCCGGGCGGAGGGAGACAACCACGAACTTCTTGTCGCGAAACATCGCGCTGAGCCTGGTGATGGCCTCGGAGAGCTTGGCCTGGCAGTTGACGGAGATTTTGTCAGTCATAGGCACCCCGCGAAGTCTTCGAGCAGGCCCTGCTTGTCCTCGGCCAGCTTGTCGCGCTCCTTGCGCAGCGCCTCGTTCTTAGCCTTGAGGTGATCACGCTCACTCTTCAGCTCTTCGTGCTCGATGTTGAAGTCACGCGCCTGGGATATCTCGCCATCCAGATCAGCGCGCAGACGCTCGTTCTCCTCGATCAGCAGCAGCGCCACCTCCTCCACCGTCTTGTCGCCCAGGATTTCATCCAGCGCCGTAGTGTGACGCTGCAGGTCGCCATCGCCTGCCTTCCAGGAGGCAACTACGGACCACAGCAGCGATTTCAGTTTCGCCCTGTCGATGCTCATCAAAAGCCCTCCTTGCCGCGCTGAGATTCCCAATCAAACGGGACCACGATCATTCCGCCTTCGCGCAAGCGGTCGACGCAGCGATCACCCATGGCACCCGGCAACTGACTGGCTTCGAGGTTGGAAATCACTACCGTCGGGCGCTCCTGCTCGTACCGGCCGTTGATGATTGCGAACAGGGTCGTCAGCTCGAAGTCGCTCGGCTGCTCCTTGCTCACGCCGACTTCGTCCAGCACCAGCAGGTCGGGGTCGATCAGGCTCGACAGAATCTCCGCCTCGCTGCGTTCACTGTGCTTGTCGTACGTGGCGCGGATCGCCTGCAGGATTGCGCCGACAGTGCGGTATACGGCCGTTCGGGACGTGTTGTGCAGCAGCTCGTTGGCCATGCCGGCGCCGAGGTGGGTTTTCCCTGTGCCGGGCTTGCCGATCAGCACCATGCAGCGACCGGTCTTCAGAATCTCGTCAAAGATCTGCACGTAGTGCTGGCAGAACCGGAGGGCTTTGCGCTGGCCTTCGTTCTCTGCCTGGTAGTTACCCAGGGTGCGAGTGGTGAACCGCTTCGGGATCAGCGCGTCTCCAAGCTTACGAGCGAGGGACATGCGGACTTCCATCGCCTTGTTGGCCTGCTCGGCAGCCTCGGCTTTCTCGCGGACAATGCGGCTGCACTCAGGGCAATTGCTTTTCAGCTCCCTACCCAGCACCGCATAGACCTTCTGCTCGTAGGCGCCATGGGTTTCGCAGTCAGCAGGCTGGATGCGGGTTCCCGGCGGCAGTTCTGGAGTGGCTTGAACTGGTTCAGAGCGCATAGCTGCCGTCCTCCCGCTGCTTCAGGCCGGCGGTGTAGTCGCGATCAGCGAAGCCGGTGTGGCGGGATTGCGGGAACGGGTGCACGTTACTGGCGAGCTTCACCTCGTCCTCCCATCGCTTGCCATTCAGCCAGGTGGCCGGGTGCGGGATGAACTTTCCGCCGTCCTTGACCCAGGGTTCCGACACCACCTGCTTGGCCAGGCCTTCAGCAATCAGGGCGAACAGCTCACTGGTCACCTTGAGTTTCTTCCAGGCTTTCTCGGCTGCGACCTTGCCCTTCTTGTTCGGGTACAGCTTCCAGAACTTCGGGAACAGGTCGTCACTCGGCGAAGTCGGCAATGCCGAAGGCGTTGACGGGTTGAGGGGATCAGCAGTCAGGGATCCGGAATCAGGAATCAGAGAATCAGCCGGAGCACTTCCGAGAATGGCAGAAGTCGTTCCGCCAAAATCGGTACTGATACAACCATCTGATACAGAAGGGATAATTGACTCCGGTTCATTACGATGCGGATTCTGATGTTTGTCGAAGTTATCGACCTGGATGTAGCGTTTTGCACCGACGGTGTAGCGAGTGATGAATCCTTCAACAGTCAGGAACCTCAAAAGTCCCTCAACGTCCAGTCCATCGCGATACGGGAAAAGCTCGCCTTTGATTCGCATAGGGCGATCTTCGAGACGACCTGCTTTGTCGGCGAGCAGCCACAGCCCTTCGAACAGAAGCGTTGCCATTGGATTAGCCACGCCGAGAATTTCGTTCTTGAACAATGCGGGTTTGATATTGCGTGCGCGGGCCATTAGGCACCTCTCGCTTTTTGGTAGGTGTCAATGATTGAGCGGGCGGTTTCGGTGATGTACTCCAGAACCTCGCCGGGGCTTGTCGCAGCGCGACAGAAGACGTCAGCCACTTCGCTGTCATCAAGCGAATGAAGTACCAGTGAGGCATAGTTGCCGAAGTTTGACATGCCTGAACTGGATGCCTCGAACAGCCAGCCGCTATAGCAATCGTCCAGGTAAATGCGGTCGATGATGCGAGCATAGGCAAGTGAGTTAGACCATTTAAGCTGATCTTCAGGACCATCCACAGAGGCCTGTCGATCATCAGCGCCCAGGCGAAACACCGCTTCAAGCATCTGGTCAACGCGTTTCGACTTTGCCGCCCTGGCGTCTCGTAGATCCTCTTGGCTGTTGCCTGAATAGCGCTCGGTGATGAGTTGGCGAAGGCCCTCAAAATCTACCTCGGTGAACCATTCGCGCCCGTGCACGGCGTGGCAGCGTTCGGAGCAGAATTTGATCAGGTCCGCTTCAGCTGACGCCGAGTCGACGAGCTCGCCGGATACAGCAAATTGAAGCAATGTCGCATTGCGCATAGCCGATACGCTTGAATGCGCGACTATTCTGCTTTCAGGGCAGCGACCACGGCCTACCTTGATCCAGCCGTCTGAAAATACCGCCGCATAGACCTTCCCTTCCCGAAACCGCGACACGTTTTCAGATCCATCAAAGCGTGTCGCGACATTTGCCGGGGTATTGCTGTTTGGTGTCTGGGTGTGCATATAATTCGTCCCACAGAAACGTTGTATGAAGAGCCGGGTCACTACCCCGGCTTTTTTGTACCTGGAATTCGGCAGAGGCCCTCCGGGTTACCCTTAAGAGTCCCTGCCAGAGGCCCTCATTGGGGTCACCAGTTGAAGGACTTTGGCCTTCTTCCTTCCAACTTCGGAAAGCGCGCCACAGGCAATGGCGTTTTCCATCACTTCGTTGATGGCGCGGCTGAAGTTCCAGCCATTCGCGCGCATCAACCCCTCTACCCGCTCCCGCGTCTTCGGCGGCAGCCTTTCGAGCTCTACGGTCATTCGGCCCTCCAAAGGGGCTTTAGCCCGCGATATCTTCTTGTTTGTCCTGCATCAATTCCTCGATCACACCGTTGGCCACTGCCCACTCGATGATTTCGTACAGGTAGGTCGCGTGCTGCATGCGAGTCTTCGTTGCGGCCTTGCGCAGAATCCGGTCAAGCACCGGTTCGAAACGAACCTTCACCGGGATGGCGCGCTTTTGGTTGGGATCCATGTACATGCTTCTTGCTCCTGGCTTCAGAAATGGAAAAACGTCAATCAAGCGGGCGGTACGACTTACGCAGCAGCGTCGTGCTGGCTGGCTTTCAAGGCGCCCTGGGTGATTCGCTCGATCTGGTACTGGCGCAGCTCGGGCACCACCTCCCACTGACGCACTGCCTCGTAGGTAACGTTGAGGGCCTTGGCCAGCGCGGAGATGGAGCCGAAATGCTTGATTGCTTGCGACTTGGTCATACCGACCTCCTTTGCTCTTACTCACATTCAAGCATGCTTGTGTTTGCAAAACAAGCATGCTTGACAAGCACTCTTGTAGATTGCAGCCATGAAAACCACTGAACGAATCACCAAGCTGGTAATGGCCCGCAAGCCAACCATTGGCGTGCGCAACGTTAAGCGCGATATCGCAACCACATGCGGCATCAGCTATGAGGCTGTGCGTCAGTGGTTCGCTGGCGATACCGAGAACATCAAGAACGAGAACTTGGTAGCGATTTCTGAGGGCTACGACACTACTGTCGACTGGCTTTTGTCTGGCAAAGGTGAGCCGCCAAGAAGGAAGGGATCGACGACAGCAGCTGAGGATTCAGCGGGTAATTCCAGTGCAGCCGATCTAGTCCAGAAGATGCTGGAAAAGCACGGAAAAGGTTTACCTGAAGAAGCTCGTCAGAAGATCGTTGACGCTGTCGCAGATGGCTCAGCAAGCGGCCAAGCCGGAAACGTTATCTCTGCCGACTTTTCAGGCCGTCGCCTGCAGCCAGGCGATATCTCAATCCCGCAATACGACATCCGCGGCGCCATGGGCCATGGCCAAGTGCCGGCCGACTACTCCGAAGCGATCAGGAACGTTGTGATAAGCGAGGATGTTCTGCGCGATAAAGGCATCCAGTACTCGACCGCGGCCAGTCTCGCGATGATTACCGGCTGGGGCCAAAGCATGGAGGGCACGATCAACGACAAGGACCCTGTCATCGTTGATCGAGGCATCAATGAATTTGCTGGGGATGGCGTGTACGTCATCACCTGGCATGACCTGCTGTACATCAAGCGGCTCCAGGTGCACGACGCCGAGCATTTCGAAATGATCTCGGACAACCCGAAGCACAAGGACCGAGTCGTCCCTATTGGCGACGTGATCATCCACGCCAAGGTGCTTTTGGTCTGGAACGCTCGGAAGCTCTGACTCTGAATGACAAAGAAAAAGCCGGCGGATGCCAAGGCGGCGACTGCCGCTGATATCGAACGATCCATCCAGGCCCTCAACAAAATGGCTGAGCGGCTTTGGGGTGATGGACGAGAGGCTGAGGCCAAGGCCCTCCTCGATGCCCTGGACGCGTTAAACCGGGCGCTGGATCGGATCAGGATTGGAGAGAGCCGCAGGGTCATGACTCTCCATTAAACGCGCTGGCACGTCGTGGATTTATAGGAGTTCGCCATGAGCCTCACCAAGCTGAACCAGGATCTGCGCCGAGATCTCAAGGCCGCGGCATTCGCCCTTGAGGAGGCCGCTCTGGATGTTTTCAGCAAGGCACAAGGCTACAAGGAGGCTGAATTCCTGGTGGCAATGGAAAAAGTCAGCAAGATGCATGAGCAGGCAGATCGGCTAAAAGCTTATGCGGATGAGGTGAAGGCGGGAAGAATTGTGCGGGGGAAGGCTGAATAAAGGTCTCGAACGTGGTTACGTCCAGCGCCTATGAACACATCTAAATTTAGACAAGGAGGTCAGGATTGATTCCTGAATGGAATGCGGAGGGCTTATTACCTCCTATAAATGAATTGAACCCCGTTGACCTGAACAGATCCCCCTACGAGACCGATCTTTCTCTGTTCATTCAGCGATTTGCCACCAGCATAGAGCGCTGCCAAATCCTTCGTGGATACCTGGCGCACCGAGCTGAGCTACATCTCCTGGGTATGGACGCAGGTTTCCAATGGCTTGATGGCAGCTTCTCAGAAAACATCGAATTGATTGAGCATCGGCCACCGGGGGACGTGGATGTGGTCACCTTTACCCATAGGGGCGATGAGTTTTTTGATACGTTAACTGAGGAACAAATCCGCCTTTTGGGTGATACTGAGTGGATAAAAGACCAGTTCAAGGTCGACTTCTATATTCAGTCGCTGCAGGACGATCCAGAGATTTTGGTGTCCATGTCAGCATACTGGTACAGCATGTGGTCTCACCGAAGGTCTAGACAATGGAAAGGATTCCTAAAAATAGATCTCGCACCACACCAAGACGCAGAGGCTCTGGCAATGCTCGAAGCTCGTCAACAGGAGCTTGCACATGAACAGGAATGAGTATCTACACAGTGCAGCCGAGCTCAGCTTCCTTGAAAAGGAAATCTCTAAAAAAGGGCTGAGCAGGCTGACAGCCATGTCGCTGAACTCCAGAATTCAGCGTGCTAAGTCATTCCTTGAGAAAAGTAACGGCAATCCTTATCAGCCCGCAAAAGTAATATTAACTTATCGTGGAGCGCCGGTTTGGGGAACCCATGGGGTATTAGCTGAGTTTGGAACGTCGGCCACTCAAGCGTTCAGTGAAGCTATTGCAATGATTGCCGCATCTGTTTCTGGCACCTTGGCTGATAAGGGACCAATCCCAAACCGCTCAAGCAATCAGCTTCTGATAACCGGTGCAGCATTAGGATCCTTCGGCTTTCAATTGGAGGAAGCTCCCGCTGAACGCCAACTTGATATTGAAGGCACTACGCCGGTCTCCCAAGCAATCGATCTGATAGCTGAGCTGCTCGAAGCGACAACAAAAAGCGATGAAGAGCTCTCTGAGCCAGTATCGAGGCTCGCCGATAGGGCCATCACGGCCGTCGCTGACTTCTTAGGAAAACTGTCCAGCTATGAGGCATCTTGCTCTCTAACCACGCGCACCAAAAAATTTCAATTTACTGATACCGAGCAGGTAAGGCGCAGCAAAGAAAGGCTCAGTCTGGACAATATAAAAGAAAGCATAGAGACATTTACAGGTGAGTTTATTGGCGCTCTGCCCGATAAGAGAGCTTTTGAGTTCAGAACTGTAGATGGTCACGTTATTTACGGCAGCATCAAGAGAGATGTGCCGAATCCTAACGCCATCAATCAGCATCTCTATCGCTCATTCAAAATATTTGTGAGCGCTAAACGAATTGGTAGCAGTAAGCCGCGCTACATTCTGCAGGCGCTCCCCTGGGAAGAAACTGAGTAATAACCAAGCCCGGCCCAGCGCCGGGCTTTTTCATTCAGTCCCGTCGGAGTTACTCATTCGCTCGAATACAATCAGCGATGACCGAAGCAAGCCCCGATCAATTGTCGGCGTTTCAATCTGGCCACCGTACCACTCGAGATGAACAGGCATTGGAAGCTGAGAGGAGATTGAACTGAGGAGCTTAGGCCTTTCCTCTATCCATACTGAAAGGCAATCAAAGTCCTGACTCGGAGCGATAACCTCCACCGCGATATCGATATCACTATCATCTCGATGATCTCCGCGCACCCTACTCCCAAAAAGCCAAACCCTGGAAATGCTTTTATGCTTCCCGGCCCAGGCACTGACAACGCTGGCAATTAAGTCGATGTGCATTGCTTCTCCTCGTCGATGACCTGCTACCGATGAGGTAGATACTAGCTGCAAGGCTACCTCCCGCCCTCCCTGCCTGATCCCGTAGCCCGCCACTAAGCTGGCTTTCTGTTGGGTGATGGCGCGGGGCCAGAATGGTAGAATGACCACCTTTGGGGGAGGGATACCTATGCGAGGGTTTGGAATTCTTGCGATCGTGCTCGGGGTTATCGTCATGCTCGGCGCGATGGTCATGGACATTTCTGTTCCGGCCGGTATGGGTCGGGTGAATAACTTGGGGCTAATGGCTGACCGCCAGAATTACACCATCATCGGCGGCGTACTTCTGATCGCCGGGCTGCTGATGGCGATGCTTGGCCGTCGCAACCAAGGCGCTCCTGTAGTAACGCTCGACTCGGGTACCAGGCCTTGCCCTATGTGTGCTGAGACGATCAAGAATGCCGCCATCAAGTGCAAGCACTGCGGTGCCGATATCGATGCAGCCAAGGCGCCATGCCCCCACTCCCGCCAACCCCGCACCTCGCCTGGCCTGTGCGCTATAACTCACATCAACACGGTTAAACACACTTCCCTCCGGCCATGCCAATAGAACTGCAAACTCCCAGGTACCGAGCGAGGCAGCCTGGCTGGGCTTTATGGTATTTCGGCAGTGATGGGCATGAACCGACTTACATTGCTTGGGCTGTGGGCCATTTGCGTCCTCGCCTCCCTGTTGGCTGGGCTGTGGATGCTGCTGGCCATCCTAGTAGGCAGCACCAGGGCTTGGAAACTCGCCATTGCCTATGATCAATTGGCCAACACGGCGTTGGGTGGTCATGAAGACGAGACCATTAGCAGCCGGGCCGGGAAGGCGGCCCGTGCAGACAGGCGCTGGGGCTGGGTGTTATGCCGCTTCCTGGATCGGCTCGATTCCAGGCACTGCGAACGCAGTATCGAACTCGACGAGTCCTAAGGCGGTTGGGTTTCCCGCTAACCCGTGGCTCTGTTTCTTCTGAAGCGCCGTTGACTATACGTCAGACTTCTCCGCCTGGACTGCACCTTCGGTCGCTGATGGCGTTCTTTTGTTCGGATGCAAGGACATATTGCCAGCCGTTGCGCTGGCATCGGCGGCGCAGCCTTGCCTCACGTTCCAGTGTATCTGTATCAGCCTGACACCGCCCATCGCGTACCAGTGCACGCCACAGACTTCAAGTTCTCATATATCAGGAATCATCCATGTCGACCAACCTGCTCTATCTAATTAATCCATCCACCAGCCGCGACTTTCTGGACCTGCGCACCGAGGGGACTCGGTACAGGCTGGACGGGGTCGATTATGACTATCGCCTGAGTGGCGATGTAAAGGTCGGCGGCAACAGCGTGTCGAACTCTGTGTGGGCGGCG